GCAGTTCCGAGATGAGGCGCTGGCACGCCTGCCCCTGTTCACCCACGAGGACTGACCCATGAAGGCGATTGAACGTGAGCGCAACAGACTGATGCAGTCCTACGGGTACACCTGCATCAGGCAGACCACTCACATGGTATGGCGTAACAAGGAAGGGCAGACCGTCACCACTAGCAAGACCCCCAGCGACGTTAACGCCCTGAGGCAGGTTGAGAGGCAGTTGCGCCGTCTGGCAGCATAGCACACCCCACCCCACCCCCTCGCCATCGACAGTGGTTGGGGGGTAATACGTTTGTATCGGCGGGGCCGAGCGAAACCAAAATTGATAGATACTATTAACCTACAAAACTTTGAAAACGCTTGATCATTTACACGCTCAGAAAAAAAATTTTTCCCAAACAAAATGACTCAAAAAACCTCAATAGACTCAGTGCCCCCTTGGAAGTCTGGTGTGACCGTCTGTGATCCCAAAAGCACCAGAACCACACTGGTTGAGGAACTCGGATATATTTGGATTGTTTTGAAGGAATTCTATCGAATGTGGCGAGAAGCTTGACAATCCTCAAAAGTCTTGCTAGACTCTCAATAGAAATGACAACCTGCATAAATTATGAAAAAACTTCTATGTGCCGCCCTTGGTTTCGCAATGATGCCGAGTGCTGTGTTTGCAGCAAACGCACAAAACTTGAATAATGCCACCGAGTATTCTGATAAACCGTTCGGGGCAACCTATAATCTGCCAGGTGGAGGCAAGGGATACTTTGCGAGTATGCCAGGTATTAATGCTTGGATGGAGAACATGGATAATGCTTTAAGGGGATCTCAAGTTGCCCAGGCATTTGGAGCACATGGATCAACTCAATATCACCCTCCGAGTTTCTTTCAAGGTGCTGGTGCCCCTGTTGTTGTTCCTCCGACCGTAATAAATACGCCAGGAACCCAACCTCGTGAATGTCGTCGAAAGCGTATCACAATTGCGTTGTTCTTTGAGGTTGACAGCAGCGATTGTTAATGGAACAACTTCACCACATTATAATACTTTCTACAGAGAACATAATTATTTTTTGTGGTGATAGAGGAACCCAAAGAGCATTAGAGTTTCGTATACGAACAGAATTTGTGCAGGCTGTGAGTTATTGTCAGCACAAATTACTTCCCAAAGATATTCATTATTCTTGAATATATAATTGTGACTTGCTATTATTTTAATGAATAAAGTATTTGAATCTACAGTTGAATATAATGAAGACTTCAATGAATATTGTATTACGATTCCCGACGAGATTATCGATTCAGTTGGATGGGAAGAAGGTGATGTGTTAGAGTGGAGACTCAACAAAGATGGCACAATTTTACTTGAAAGAATTGACGAAGATTTCGTCAACTACGTAGGAGATGAAGAAAATGAAGATGAATAAAATTAACTACAAGGTTGTCAACAAGGATGGTAAAGTTCTTGATGACGTTGAATTTAATGATTATGACAAGTTAGCAGATCACATGCTTGAGATGGCTGATAAGTATTATCAAGGAATTTACACCGTTGATGATAAAGTCAATATTTCTGCTTTTGACGATGCTGGCAATATTATGTACGAAGATACTGCCAGTTTTGGCGGTAGTTCAGAATTAACTGGAGAGATTGAAGATGAGCTCAGAGGAACTGCAGGTCAAGGATTTGGCAATTCAACTGCTGAGTAAGATAGATAAACTTGACGAACGTTTGAGTCGTTTGGAGAAGAAGGTTCCAGAATCTTTTGATATCTTTTACCGCGCTCCGACAAAGGAGAAGCACGAGAAATTGAACGTTGTTCTAGATGATTTACACATGCGTCTAAATAAATTGGAAGGAGAAGTGCAAGGAGAATGACTCAAATCGGTTTCTTATCAAACTTTAATGTTACATATGGTCTTGCCGATTTTTCTCTTGCTGGTAGAATACCTCCGATCATTACTCCAAATCAATTACGACCTAATTTAATTAATCCTAGGAAGCTAATTGAAAACAGGAAATACTCCGACAATCCAATACAACCATATGTAAGCACATATGATTTGTTTGGTATACCCATTACATTTGAAGTAGATCCAATTGAGGTGGCAACTGCAGCGGCATATAACACGATTCCAACAATTGTCTCCGTCACTGGTCGAATGACTAATTGTGTTTTTGAATCTCCTTTACCTCAAGATGGAGATAAAAGAACAGAAGTTGATAGTAAAGGAAAGATTGTAACTAAAGGAATAAAATTAGCATCTGCTGGTAGTGCAATTTGGTCTATTGGCGCATTTCAAGAACCGTATGTGTTAGGCCCATCAAGTGTTCCAGAAGCAAATCGTATGGATAATCCTTTAGGAGTTACATACGCAACGCCTGGAAGTTTTGTTGGTGGCACTGGATTTGGTTCTGGAAATGTTGGAGGGTTTGGAGAATCTGTCACTTATACTTTTGGTGGATATTTTACGGAAAGAAATTTCTTTGACCGTGAATGGATTGTTCAATGGGGAAAATATTTTGTTAAGATAGATTGTTTTGGTGTTTATGTGCTAAAACCTACCGTAACAAAGAATCCATTAAGCGTAACAGATCCAACAGATTGGGTTAGTATCGGTGCATGGACTCCAGACGAATTTTATCAAAGAAATATTTCTTTGGCAAATAAATTTGATGGTCCTGTTGTAGAGACATTTATTTCTGGTGCTAAGGAAATTTTAAAATATAAACCATCAGAAATCGGTAGTTTACGATATTATTTTGTGTTTACAACCGAAACTCTAGCAGGACCATTTACATTAACATCAACACATTTGGCAAACTTAACTGTTAAATATAATCAGGATACAGGTGCTGAACGTTTACGATTTACTCAATTAAAATTGAATCGAAAACGAACTACCTTACCAGAATGGTTATTAACGGTCTTGACAACTATACTAGGAGTACAGTAAAATGGGAAAGCCAGCAGTAGTTGATGCAGCAAACATGACCAATCACACGAGTTTTACTCCTTCTGGATTAATTCCTATTCCTGGTCAAGGGTTTTCTCCTAATGTTTTCATTGAAAATAAACCTGCTATTCCTGCTGGTAGTAAATTTATCGTTCATGATATTCCAACTGATGTGGTTAGTGTATTAATTAGACCTCCACACAATGATATTGTGCTCGATGGATGCCCAAATGTTTTCGTAAACGGAAAACCAATGGGTAGAGTAGGAGATAAAATATGTGCTCCACCAACATTTTACCCAGCACCACTATCTCCTGCTGGATTTTTAAGAGCTGGTGCTCTTACAGTTACAGTTCCTGACCTACCAGGATTACCAATTTTCACACCTTAATTATATTACTATGGCAAAAGCAAAGATCGGATTGACCAAAACTAGCTACGTTCCTGGTAAACCCAAGATTACCAGTCAAGGTCGTAGTAAAAATACGAATCTTGCCGCCACTTCTCGCAATGGTCGCAAGAAAAGATATCGTGGTCAAGGTCGTTGAAGACTTCTAAAAGACAAAAATGATATAACTAGCACTATGACGACGATTTTTTGCTTATTTTTAGCAAATTATCGTCGTTTTTTGCAATTTTCGGGATAGCAACCCCGTAAAAAGTTCTGTTTCAATCAATTTTTGAGAAAAACAGATGGCAAAGTATCAAATAGACAGAGATGTTGAGTATATGAGGGAAAATTGGGGTACTACAAAGCTAATTACTGACTATGGAGCGATGACTCCGACAAAACAAAAGAAGAAAAACGAACCACCAATCGATAGAATGTCAAGACAGTGTGGCGGTAAGGGAGGATTTGACGATTACGTTGAGTGGTGGGCATAAATTGACTGCTGATGGGGGTATAAATAATGTTATAAATATGGTATTTTTATGCCTGTTAGTAGATCTTTCAAAGATATCAGCGTAACGTTTGATAAAAACTTTGTGACCAATGATCTAATGGTTACAAAAAATTTCAATGCTATCAAACAATCAGTTCAAAATCTGATCGTAACCGTTCCTGGTGAAAGATTTTTTAACCCAAACATCGGCAGTAGGATCACCGATTTGCTTTTTGAACCCCTAGATTTTATTAATGCAAGTTTAGTCAAGAGTGAAGTAGAATATACTATTAAAGCGTTTGAACCAAGAGTCAAATTGACTGATGTTATTGTTGATGAAAATTATGATGACAATGGTTATGACATAACAATTGAATTTGAAGTGATTGGGTTGCCAGAAAAAACAGAAACGTTAACCCTATTTCTAGAAAGAACTAGAGCATAAGTAAATGGCATACAATCAGTTAACAAATTTAGATTATTTTGATATAAAAGTTGCCTTGAGGGATTATCTCAAGGCAAACTCAGACTTTAGTGATTATGATTTTGAAGGGTCTACATTAGGAATGCTTCTTGATGTATTGGCATACAACACCTATTATTCGGCATTTAATGCCAATATGGTGGTCAATGAGGTATTCCTCGACTCTGCTACCGTAAGAGACAATGTAGTGTCACTGGCTAAGCAATTAGGATACGTTCCTAGATCTGCAGTTGCTGCCTCTGCCGCTATTGATTTGACGTTAACGGTAGCATCGGGAACCACAATTCCAGAAACAGTGTTTCTTAAGAGAGGAAATGCTTTTATTTCAATTGTGAATGATCAAGTTTATCAATATGTTGTATTGGATGACGTAAAAGCAGCGGTGCTTCCAACCAATACAGCATATTTTCCTTCCTTAAAAATATATGAAGGATCGTTTGTTACCAACACATATAATGTAACTTCAAACGAGCAATTTAGTGTTATTTTAAACAATGCTGGTATTGATACCTCTTCAATTAGAGTAAGAGTATTACAGGGATCTGGATCAAGCACTTTTGAAAAGTTTGTTCAATCTGACAATATTTTAAATGTAAGCCCAACATCACCTGCATATTTTGTAAATGAAATTGAAGATGAGAATTACAAAATTACCTTTGGTGATGGTGTCTTTGGTAAAAAGTTAGTTCAAGGTCAGATAGTAGAGATTAGTTACATCGTAACTAACGGACCAGACACAAATGGAACTGCTAATTTTACCTTCAATGGTGTTGTAACAGATATTTCTGGCAATACTAATTTTGCTGCAACAGTTAACAATATTACTGTTTTAACTAGAGCATTTGGCGGAGCAAATATAGAATCAGTTGATAGCATTAAGATTAATGCACCAGCAATGTATGGCACACAAAACCGTGCTGTAACCGCCACAGACTATACTTCAATTATTCGCAGAGTATACCCAGTAGCAGCAGACATTATTACATATGGGGGAGAGCAAGCAGATCCACCTGAATATGGAAAAGTAAAGATTGCTATCAAACCTAGAAATCTATCATACTTATCATCTTATACTAAGAAGATTATTTTAGATGAATTGAGAAAATATTCAGTTGCTTCTATCATTCCTGAAATTGTTGATGCGTCAATCATTTACATTGAAATGTATTCTCGAATTTTTTACGATCCAACTGTTACTACATCAACCTCTGATGCTCTGAAAGCTAAAGTTATAGAAAACATCAACAAATATATTGCTAGTTCTGATACCGAAAAGTTTGGTGGAAAATATCGTTATAGTAAATTTGTGAGTGTTATTGATAGTTCTGAAAGATCTATTAAATCTAACTTGACTGATATCGTTATGAGAAAGGATTTTTATCCTTCGTTAAATAATAAAGCATACTATGAGTTTTGTTTCAATAATCGTTTTGCTATTGATATAGATGTAAAGACATTGACATCCACAGGATTCAAAGTTCAAGAGTTTCCACAATACACTGTTTATCTTGAAGACCGTGATGGAAAAGTTGTTTTGTATAGACTTGATTCCCAAACTTCGGAAAAAATTGTTTTAAACAACAATCAAGGTATTATTAATTATGAAAAAGGTGAAATTCAATTATACAATTTGACTATTATTGATGGAAGTTTTGATGATGACAAAATTGAAATACGTCTAAAACCAGAATATAATGATATTCTCGCAAAAAGAGAAGTTTATTTAGATGTAGATATTGATAAAAGTATTTTCACCCTTATTCAAGAGTAGAATAAATGGCATCTAAGGTAAGAAATCTATCTGCTTTAATTGATAAGCAATTACCAAATTTCATCTCTACAGAATATCCTAAGTTCTCTACTTTTCTACAAAAGTATTATGAACAATTAGAGTTACCTGGACAACCATTAGATTTAATTAATAATCTCTCAAAATATAGAGATATTGATACTTATGAAACTAAAATTCTACAGGAAAATACTACTGTAGTATCAAATGTTAATCCATTAGACACAGTAATTACTGTTGCTGATACTAAATCTTTTCCAGATACCAATGGATATATCTTAATTGATGATGAAGCTATTTTCTATCGTAGCAAGACAAGTAATACTTTTGTAGGTTGTTATCGAAATATTAATGCCACTACAAAGTTGGGAGATCTTTATAGTAAACCAGATATCAAAACGGTTAATTACGAAGATCTTGGAGAAGGTAAAACTCACTTATCTGGAAAAGTAGTATCTAATATTAGTAACTTATTTTTATACGCATTAGTTAAAAATTTTGAGAAAGAATATCTAGGATCTTTCCCAGAAAAAGATTTAAAAACACAAGTTGATAAATCGCTTCTAATTAAAAATATTAAAAAATTCTATGCTGTAAAAGGAACAGATCAATCAATTAGATTCATCTTCAACTCTATTGTAGCAAAAGATTCTAGTGATATTCCTACTGTATATTATCCAAACCAGAGCACGTATAAAACCTCTAATGGTGAATGGATTAATAAGTATGCATTAAAAGTAAAAGTTCTTTCTGGAGATATCAATAAAATTATTGGAGAGAAATTAATCCAAAATCAGAGTTTATCTGATACATCTATCAAGAATGCTTTTGGTGTAGTTGATAATATTGTAGATATCGGGGATGGATTTTATGAAGTTATTTTAGGAACTGATACAGTTGTAGGTCAGTTTTCTGTAGCAAATAGAACCTATTTAACAAAATCAGTAAATAATACACAATCAGTTAACAGCAAAATTAATGTTTATTCTACTGCTGGATGGTCAAACACATCTGGCAGTATTATTGTTGGTAATGAGGTAATTGTTTTCAAAAATAAAAACATTAATCAATTTGAAGTAGAATCTAGAGGATCTACTCCACAATATCATAATGTCAATACAATTGTTTATAATAACACTCCCGTATTTTCTTCATATATTGACAATAATGGAGCAACTCAACAAGTAAGATTATTAGTTTTTGGTATTCTATACAATTTAACACCTTCTTCCTTAAAAGCACATTCAAAAGAAGGAGATTTTATTCAAATTTCCGAGCCAGGATTTGAGAGTAGAGATACTATTCTTTTTGATAGAATTTCAGGAAATTATAGATGGTTAATTAACGAAAATAACACAAATCCATCTTCACCTAATACTACAATAAATTCTGATTTATCAGAAGTTTTAGTAAATGTTTCTGCTATTTTTGAAGATGACCAATATTACTACATTACATCTTCTGGATATCCAAGTCATGATATTGGAAAAACGAATTGGAATATATCTTTAAAAGATCAACAAAAATTAAAATTAATCAGAAAATATCCAACCAGAACCACTGAAATCTACAAAACTCAACCTAATGAGGTAGGTATTTTAGTAAATGGAACTACAGTAAGAAGTTATAAAGATTCGAATCAAAATTTAGTTACTTTTGGCGAAATTACAAATATTGAAGTAACTAATAAAGGTAGTGGTTATAAAGATGTTCCATTTGTTTTAATACAAGATGGAGCTGGCGAGATAGTTGCTCAAGGAAAGGCAGTATTGAGTGGTGAAGTTATAGACAGAATAGATGTTTTAGAATCTGGTTCTGGATTCTTTCCACCTGTTCCAAGTATCACCATTACATCTGGCAGAGGAGCCGTAGTAGAAGCAGTAGTTACTGGCGATAAGGTATCTAAATTAAAAATTGTAAATCCTGGAGAATATTATTCCACTCCCCCTAAAATTATCATTAAAGATTCTCTTGGCAAGGGAAGATTTGCAAATTATACTGCTGTTATTAATAATGCTGGTCAAATAGTTGATTTTGTTCAAAATGATGCTGGTAAATTCTATACGCAACAAAATGTATCTGTTGAAATAGTTCCAGTTGGTTCTGGTGCAACAGCAGTGTCAGTTGTTAGAACTTGGCGAAGAAATTTAGTATTTAAACATTCAAATTCTTTAGATACTAATTATGGATATTACTTCCAAAATAATGATCCTTCAATTGGTTATGGATATTCTTACTTAGCAAATCCAAAATCTTTGAGATATGAACTAGGAGACAATATTTCTTCATTATTTGCAGAAACGTCTCAATTAGTTCATTCTCCTATTTTAGGATATGCTTTTGATGGAAATCCGATTTACGGTCCTTATGGATATTCTAATTCTTTAGATTCTAATAGTGCTGTTGCTAGAATGACTTCCAGTTATTCTTTAAAACCGAATAGACTTGATGGTCCTTCAATAGATACTTATCCATTGAGTTCATTTGTTGAAGATTTCGAATATATTCATCGATCTGGATCTTTAGACGAAAATAATGGAAGATTTTGTGTTACTCCCGAGTATCCATCTGGAACTTATGCATATTTTATGACGATATCTGCAGATAATACTCCAGTATATCCATATGTTATAGGGGATAATTTTTATTCACTACCAGTTGATTCTAATTACAACAAAGTTATTTCTCAAAAAGATTTACCCCAAAAAGTTAGAAGATTAATAACAGATAAAACACCAGAAAACGGATCTGGAGTATTAGCATATGTAGAATCTATCAATTCTGGGTCTTTAAATGGTGTAGTTGTAGAATCCTCAACTAATACATTTGCTGTTGGCAGTGTAGTAGATATAGATTACACAAATACCGATGGATCAAACGCTGTTGCACAAGTTTCATCATTAAAAGGTAAAAATGTAGTTTCGATTGAATCTCGTCAAACCAAAGCATTAAAAATAACTACAGAAAATCCTGCTTACTTTTTTGAAAACGATATTATCACACAAGAAGTAACTGGTGCAACAGGGCAAGTTATATCTAATGTTTTCGATGACAAAACTATAATTTTAAGAAATGTATCTGGAACTTTTAATAATACAAATGAATTATTTTCTTCTATTAATGTCATAAACGTTGTAATTGATAAACCATCTGATTATTCGGCTAACTCTACCGTTTCATTGACAAATGGAAAGCAAGTAGTTATTTTAAAAGTTCAAAGTAATCGTCTTCAGGTATCATCTAATCCATTTGTAGACGGAGAACCAATTGTTTTCAGCAATACGTTTTCTAATATTGTTGCCGATCAAATTTATTACGTTGTAAATGCAGAACCAAACAGATTTAAGGTAGCAACTACTCCGAATGGTTCTGCAATTACATTAACAAATAATAATTCCCCTGGATCAGTTGCAACCAATCAAAAAGCAAAAGGAACTATTTTAGAATCAACTACTTTTAGAAATTCTATAAAAGTTCGTGTTTTACAGGGTCAATTCACAACGGAACAAGGTTATTTTCTAAGAAGTTCTTCAATTAATGATAGTGTTGGTGGAAAAATTGTAACTATATTCAATTTAAGTTCAGACATCAAACCAATTTCTATCAATAACAATATTGCAATTTTAAAAACGTCTGAAGATCACAAAATTGGTCAAGGAGAAAATTTCACAGTTAGTATCAATCCTAATGATACTACTACAGAAACTACCATATTTGTAAGAAAACGAATTTATCAAACAGTTTCATTAAATGCTCCTAATTTTAATAAAAAATTAAACGATACTGGTATTGGTAATTTATTTGTTCTCAACAATGGAAGTTACAAAAATAATAATCAAATTGTTGGTGATTACGCTTCAACTACATCTGGAAATGGAACATTTACCAATATAGAACTAATTTTTGCTGATATTTCAAAATGTAGAGATTTTGAAGGCAGAATAGTAGGTGATTCCGAATTAGCAACTATAGGTAGACCAGGCAATGTTGATAATGCAAGAGCTACTATTAGTGTTACTAATGGAGTTGTAACTAATATCGTTTTAACTTATAAAGGAAAACAATATAAGAGAGGTGATATTTTAACCGTTTCCCCATCTTCTCTCAATAAAGCAGGAACATCTACCAGATCTTTACTTCTAGATGTTCAACATGTTGGATTTGGTGTAAATGATACTACGCTATACTTATCAGATGTAAATTATGTTTCAGAGAATGATTATCTTTTAGTTGGTGATGAAGTTGTTAAAGTAACCTCAGTAAATATTCCAAACTCATATGTTGTTGTATTGAGAGGTCAATACAACACTGATATTAAAGAACATTTTAATAATGAATCAGTTACAAATTATTTAAATCAATACACATTGCCAGTAAATTATCATTTAGGATTGAGTGATGCGGATGGATATGTATTGAATTATGATTTAAAGACACAACAAATTACAGTTGTATATGATGTTTCTAGAACTTTGGAAAATATCAATTCATTGGTTCCAAATTATGCTTTCTTTGATGATAGTGATCCTAAAAAATTAGTTACCGTAAAAGATAATTTAGAACCTGCATCATATAAGTTTGAATTTTCATATGATGGAGTAACATGGCAAAGAAATCCTGTATTAAAATTACAAAATTACTACAAGTATAAATTAGATACTTCTCATTTCAGTCTAAGAGATAGTTTTATAGAGTTTTCTCCTAGTGGAAATTATAATATTTTAACTCTTGAGGCAAAACCAAATAATATTCTTCCAGGAAATACTGGTTCATTTATTACCTTCAAATCTGGATTTGGCGCAGTGATTGCATCAAATCAATTCACCAATAAAGCTTTAGCAGATTTCAATACTTTCTTTTATTTTGATAAGAATGGTATTATTGATTCTGACAGATCTTATGTAAGAATTATTGAAGATCCTTTGCAGGGAGAAAAGACAGCAGATTATGTTACGAACAATGAAATTGTTTATGAATTGTCTACTATTCCTCAATATGATGGATCTGGAATTATAACATATACAACTACATCAAAATCTGCAGTAGGTGAAATTAACACAGTTTCTTTATTAAATCAAGGAACAGGATTCAATGAATTGCCAACAGTATTGGGAGTAAGACCATCTCCTAACAATGAATGTGTAGCAAGAGTTGTTTGGAATTCTCAATTTAAAAATATTTCTTCTATTGTAATAGAAAATCCTGGCAAAAATTACATAGAACCAAAAGCAATATTATTAAATGCTACTGGTAAATTTGCGGAATTTAGTATTGTAAAAAATGCTGATGGATCTATTGCGGGGGTAATTACAAAAAACAAAGGAATTGGTTACACAGTTGCTCCAGAAATAAGAATTATTGAATCTTCTCCTAAAATTTATTTTACATCATCTACAATAGGGCAACCTAAAAATGTAAGAATTATTTTCAATGGAAAAGATTTTATTAAAGATCCAACTATTTCCAAAAAATTTACATCTAATAAAATTTTCTTGTTAAAAAATATTCAAGGAAATGGATATAAAGATGGGGAACAAATTACCCAAAAAGAAAATAATATTGTGATTGCGACTGGATATGTCGCCAAAAAAGGGTGGAAAAAAGGAACCAATATTTTAAGAATTGAAAGAGTAGAAGGTCAATTTAAAAATAATCTTCAGATTGTAGGATCATCAGATAATACTGTATCAACGTTAGTTTCTTCATACGAATCAGAATTTCATGCAGATATAAAATCTTATTTTGACAATCTTGGATTTTATGCTTCCGATAGATCAAAACTAAATTCTAATTATCAAAAAATAGCGGATTCATATTTTTACCAAGATTATTCTTATGTTATTAAATCTAAGACACCAATAGATGTCTGGAGAGATTTAATCAAGCAAACTGTTCATCCTGCAGGATTTCAGTTGTTTGGTGAAGTTTCTATTGAATCACAAGGAACTAATAGAATTAATCCCGTTCAACCAAAAATCTCACATACTAGTGTTATTGAAATATGGGATCCACAAAAAAATAAAATTACAGTAGAAAATACTTATAGAACTATTACCCAATCATCGATTAGAATTAGTGATACTAATGTTCTTAGAGGTAGAGGATCTGTTGTTGCATCTACTTATGATACTGGAGAAACTTTAGCATATGAATTTAAGTTGACTCCAGATTTCAATGGTTATTTCAATGCAAATGGAAATAGGGCAGGAACAACAACATTTACAATAACATTGCTAGGATCAAATACTCCTTATTCAGTTAATAGCAAAGAAAATATTATTTTATCACTGGATGGTATTGTTCAAGAACCAGGAGTATCATACACAGTTTCTGGCAACCAACTAACATTTTCTAAAGCTCCATTAGGATATAGAAGTGTTTTTGGAAATCCAATTACATTTGCACAATATAAAGAAGGTGTTGATAGTCCTGCTCAAAAAATTATTGGTAGAATTGTTAGATTTAAAGATTCTGGATTAAATACTCAATTTTTCAGAAAATTAAAAGATATATCTACACAATTTAATAATGTCGCCAAAGAATTTGATTTATATTACGAGGATAACACGCCAGTTAATTTATCTTCTGGTGAAAATTTATTAGTTGCTATTGATGGTGTTATTCAACAAGCAGGTAGCACTCCATTATTGCCATTAGATAGAGCATACTATATTAAGAGAACTACTATACCAAATAAAATTGTATTTGTAGAACCACCAAGAATCTTTAATGATATTAAACAATCTTTTTATGCATATTCTGTTGGTGGATATGAAAGATTGACACTCGACAAAATTTATATTGATGGTATTAGAAAAGGACCATTTTTATTAAAATCTGCAGTTTCAGGAAAAACAGTAACTGTGGATGAAGATCTCAATGTCTTAGTTTTTGTTGATGGTGTTTTACAAAAAAGAAACAAATCGTATGTAATTCGTGGAGCAAATATTTCATTTACTGAACCAATAGATCGTAATCAAAAAGTAAATATAATTTATCTTTATGGAAGAGATTATGTTAAATCATTAACATCTTTCAACTATGATAATATTCCATTTTTAAATGAATATGAAATTACTGTATCTGGAAATTACACCAGTGAACCCACCAAAATTCTTTTAGATTCTCCAATTAAGTCAGATTATGCGTATGGATATGTTAAAAGTGTGAGATTTAATGGAACTAATAGTATAATTACGGTTCAAACTGATAATAGAAAATTTGCTTTAGGTGATGATTTAATAATTACCAATATTGCAGATTCTTTTTATAATTTAATTATTCCTACATCTAATATAATTTCAATTTCTGATTTTGTTCGAGATGATAATTCTCAAGATGTTTTATCCAAATCAAATATAGCTTGGCTCTATAAAACGGTAAAAGACCCCGAAAGAGGTTTCTTGAGAAAAGGAGATTTTATTAAAATTGACGGTGAAACAGACTACAGAAAAATATTAAACATTCCGAATGTAGCAACAAAAACTGATTATCGTGATACAGACACATTAGGGTATTATGGAAAAATATCCACGACAAATTATAACGGAACTCCAATAGGTGAGGGTTTAGATATTGTTGCTCAAATTGAAAATGGAAAAGTAGTTTCTCTATTGTGGAACCAAAAAGATTGGAATACATTTGAAACTAAAAAGATTCTTCCATCTTCACCTGGATATGGTTATGAAACTGCGCCACAATTAATATTTGTTTCTCAACCACTAAAAGACGAAGGCGGCACAATTGTGTCTCCTGCTGAAGGTGGTGGAGCAAAAGCATATGCAGTTGTTCATGATGGAGAAATAATTGATATTGTTCTTTATGATCAAGGAAGTGGATACATTTCACCACCAAGAGTTTTTGTTGCTCGTGGATATGATGTTTTAAGAAAAGGAAGAAGTGTAGAAACCAATAAAATTTATGTTGGGATGTCACCTCAACTAGACTTAGCAACGTCTCTTTATATTTCAACAGGTGATAGACTTGATGCAGATATACCTCCCCAAATCTTTATTAGTTCATTCTTATTAGTTACTCCATTTGATTCGAGCAGAAAATTAACTGCAATTATACAAAGATATTTAAATGTAAAAACTCCTTCGTCACAAGCACCAATAAATCATGTCAGTACACTTGATTTGAGAGCAAATGTTAGTTCTATAAGTGTTAGTGTAAATCTATTCCAATCATCGTTAGAAACTCCATTAAGTATTGTAGATTCACAAAACAAAGTTACAATTCAAGAATCGGCAAGATTTATAGAATCTTCGGTGGGATCTTTTGCAAAAGTTAATTACTTACTAGCACATAGATCTCTCCATGAAACTGGAGCATACTTAGATGCACCAATGGATTTGGATGATGAGATTGTATTCGTTCCAACTACAGAAAAATTTGCTAAGTTTGGCAAATTATTAATTGGAGATGAGATTGTATTTTACAATCAAAAATTATCAGATAGATTTATTTACATCACTAGGGGTTTGAATGGAACTACTATAAAAGAACACCCAGCTGGTCAATTCCTCAGACAATTCTCTGATGACGTATCTATCATTAGTGCTGGTGTAAGTTCTGCAGAATCTGTAGCACAAATTCAAGTTATTGGTGGCGGTGTAACAACTGCGAGTGTTGGTATTGTAGAAATTGTTCAGGTTGAAATAGATATTACTGAAATATCTTTAGATAATCAGTTTACTGAAATTTTACAAATTGCAAATTTTGTCAATTCTATTAATTCAACTAGAATTGAATCTATATTTAATAGTAATATTGGTATTTCTATTGCAACCAGTGAGAATCAAATATCTCGTCAAATCAAGACAATTCTCTCTTCTGGTATTGAAAATATTTCGGTCAATACTATTCAAAAAATTACACCAGCAACTGAAAGATTCTATAAAACAGGATTTGTAGATTATTATGTTGAAAGTATTCTATTTACAAATCCAATTATACAAAGAAATGGTAATTCTGTAATATTAGAAAATCCTGGTAATTTGGTACATCAAAGATCAGGTAATATTGTTTCAATTAATAATGCACAACAAAATCCAGATGATCTTTTATCATATTCAATTGGCAATATTGGAAATAATTTATCTATGTTGAATGAGTGGTATACAGTTGACGATGGATCTGCAAACGTTTCTGGATTAACTTTTAATGAAATTGATTATAATTATAGTCAATTTACTCTTCGAGATTTTAGTGATAAAGGAATTTCTGCAATATCTCATTCAAGAATTATCTGGAATTTGACTTGCCCATCAATACAAAATCCCGTAGCAATATCTTCATCAAATGGAACTATAGGATCTACTATTACCGTTCAAAATACATCATATTTCCCAAGCACAGGATACATTTACCATTCAAATGGAACTGTTTTTGGAGTCATTCAATATACAGGAAAAACATCAACTACATTTACTGGTTGCACTGTTTATTCTGGATCAAATACGATTTATACTGGTTCAGAGATAATACCATATTTCATCTAAACCTTATAAATATAAATAAAATACCGTTCGGAGAACTATTAAATGGCTGCTATCATTTCTGAAAAGTTCAGAATTTTCAACGCCAAGCAATTTCTGGAATCTCTTTCAGAAGGTACTGGCGATACTTCCTCAGACCGATCAAGAATGTATTTCTTTGTCGGCAGACCTCAAGCATGGAAAGCATTTGTAGAAATTTATGCTGTAAGCTCAACTAATTTCTCTGTTGGAGAAGAAGTTTATGTTGGTGCTAGTTTAGGTGCTGCAACTTTCAAAGGAACTGTTGCTGAAGTAAATCCCAATAGTCTACTTCTAACAGGTATTGGTCCTACAGTAAGTGCTACTCCTGCTGCTGGAGCAACTTTAACTGGAAACACTTCAACTGCAACTGCTAAAGTTGGCGTTTACAGATATGCAACAGAAGAAATTCCTACTGCTCCTATCGACAACCAAGAAGAAAAATTTGATGTTTATGATGATATGATTGCTCTTAAGAGAGTAACTTCATCATATGCAAGACACGTAATCAGACGTTATAACTGGGATTTAACTGTAAATCCTAAGTTTGATATGTGGAGAGCAGATTATTCCGCTCTAAAACTAACTGCTACTGGCGAATCTTCAATTGCTACAGCAAAATATGCTGTTATGAATAATCAGTATGAAGTTTTTGCTTGTCTATACAATGGAACAAATCCTTCCAACCTGAATGGTCGAAACGCAACATACACTCCAACAACTACTCCAGTTTCAGGAGAAGGAACGTATTCTGGGGATATTTACACCGAACCAAGTGGAACCGCTGGTTATGTTTGGAAATACATGTATACTATTCCAACAGATGATGTTATTAAGTTCCTTTCATCAGACTTCATGCCAATCGTTTTAAATGGCACTGTTCAGTCTGCTGCTGTTGATGGTGCTATTCAAGTAGCTCTACTAAAAGATGCTGGCGGAAATCTCCCAACTTCCACAACTTTATATGCTGCTATTTTAGGTGACGGTTCTGGTGGTAAAGTTTCTATTACTACTAATGGTTCTGGTGCTATTACAGGTGTTTCTGTAATTGCTGCTGGTTCTGGTTATACCTATGCTAATGTTGTTCTTAAGAATGGTTATCTTTACACTAACTCTTCATTGACAACGGCAGCTACAGTTGCTGCAAACGCATTTGGTTCAATTGAAGTTATTATTCCTCCTCAAGGTGGTCATGGTGCAGATCCAGTAATGGAATTGAATTCCAAGCGTGTAATGATGAATATTCGTCTTACATACGCAGAAGGTTCTGGTGATTTCCCCGTAGATAACGATTTCAGAAGAATTGGAATTGTTCAAGATCCTCTACAGTATGGTTCTAGCAATTACCTAACAGTCGATAACGCATCTGCGCTATATGCTGTTAAATTGACTGGAGTTAATGGAAACTTTGTTGCAGATGAAATTATCACACAAACAAATAGTGGATTAGTTTCAAAAGGAACAGTGGTTTCTTGGACACTAGATTCAGGAAGCACTACTGCAGGTGTTCTTAAGTATTACCAATCTGCTGAACAACATGCAGATAATGGTGTGGTTAGAGCATTTGTTTCAACTGGAGCAAACGCTATCACAGGTGCTACTAGCGGAAGATCAGGAAACGTTGATACTGCATATGCAGCTTCACTCCTTGGTGTTAATTTCGCTGCTGGTTTGGCGACACCAGAAGTAAAAGCAAATTCTGGAGAAGCAATCTATGTAGAGAATAGAAGACTAATCACAAGAGCTCCTGACCAAATTGAAGATATTAAATTAGTTATTGAATTTTGATTTATAAATTTATTAATATTCCCCACTCATAGTAAAGAGAGCCTGAGCTAAAATGCCCCAGAAGATTAATCTTAACGCGCCTCCATATAACGATGATTTCAATATTGACAAAGGTTATTACAAAGTTCTTTTTAGACCAGGATATTCTATTCAGTCTAGAGAATTAACAACCTTACAATCTGTTCTGCAAAATCAAATTGAAAGTATTGGTCGTAGTAGATTCAAGCAGGGGCAGCAGGTAATTCCTGGAGAAGTATCTTTTAATAATAAATTAAATTATGTAAAACTATCTTCAGTTTCTGAAGTAGCAGTCAATATTAATGGCAATGTCGTATTCCAAAAATATGACATTGCCAATTTATTGGGATCTACTATTCAAGGTTTATCTTCTGGGGTAACTGCTACCGTTATTTCATATGCATATGGTAATGATATTGAATCTGATATTCTGTATGTAAAATACACTAATAGTGGCAATTCTAATACCGAGTCTACTTTTAGACAAGGTGAAACTTTAGAAGCAACTAATATTGCAGATACTCCAACATTAGTTGTTGGAACAGATGGTAGTGTTTTACCAACTACTATAGACGTTAAGGATTATGATACTGGAAAGATAACTACTATCGATAGCCCTGCAATGGGTTATGCGTCAGCAGTTAATGTTCAAGAAGGTGTGTATTTTGTAAATGGTTATTTTGTAAATAATTCTGAAGAATTAATTGTAGTAGATAAGTATTACAATAAACCATCAGCAAAAGTTGGATTTACTATTACAGAATCATTAGTTACATCTGAAGAAGATGCAACTCTATATGACAACGCTAGAGGATTTTCTAATTTTGCAGCTCCTGGAGCACACAGATTACAAATTAAATTATCTCTATTAGTTAAAGAATTTGACGCGCTAACTGACGAAAATTATGTTCAATTAGTATCAATTAAAAATGGCGAGGTTCAGCAACTAGTAAAAACTACTGATTACAATATAATTGAAGAAACTTTAGCCAGAAGAACTTATGATGAGTCTGGTGATTATGTTGTAGATAATTTTTCATTAGATTTACGAGAATTTTATCAGCAAAACAATAATAAAGGTATTTACCCATTAAATGAAGAAACCGAACTAGTGGATGGAAAAACAACTTCCGAAGCTAATTCTTTAATGGTTGCTGGATTAGGATCAGGAAAAGCATATATTAAAGGTTACGAAGTTGTAAATAAAGACACGAAATATATTGATGTCAATAAAGCTAGAGATACTCTCACGAAAGAAGATGTTAGAGTAAAATCTTCTTCTTTATCTTACTTTAACATCAGTAATGTTTATGGATCTATCCCAGTAAACTCGGAGGGTCAAGAATTAACAGCATACCCAACAGTTTACTTAAACTCAACATTCAATGATGGTTCCATAGGATATAACAATACAGAATCTACTTCAAGCACTAAACAGACTATTTCCAGAAGAGGTGTTAAGTTTGGATTAGATGATGCAATTATTACATTATACATGCCTAATCCAGGTAATTATTCTAGCACCACGTTCCCAACTCCAGACACATTTGGATCGTCTCTAACTACTCTTTGGTATGTTGTAAATTTAGGAACAACTCCAGCTTCAACTACTGTAAGGTCAGTTTCGGTATTATCTTATTCTGTGGTAAAAAGACCTTTTGATATTGGAGTAGAATCTCCAAATACAGACTATCTAGAATTAACAGTAGTCGGAAACAAAGAAGATATTTACTACTTCTTAAAAGAGTATGACGATAACGATCCTTCAAAGAGAAGAAAATTATTTAAAACTCAAGCAGATGCGAAGGATTATTATTTCCAAGTAGGAACTTCAACAATTTTTCCATATTCAGAAGTTTATGATTACAATGAAATAATTACTCCTGTTGTTGGTGTTTGTAAACCAAAAGATTTCAGTTTAATTCAAAGAGGTTCTGGATTTAATGAAGATATTGATATTGTTTTATCTAAAGGGAGATTAGGAGATGGAACTTCATCTTATAATTCTATTTTTAGATTAGCATATTTCAATCCGACATTCTTCACTAGAGTTGTTCTAGATCAAGATATTTCATCAAATACCTTCTTACCAGGGAAATACATCTTAGGTTCTACTAGTGGCTCTTATGGGGTCGTAGAGGGGTCTACAGCGTCAAAATATACGGTGGGTAATATTCTGTTTGTCAGAATGCTATCTGGTAATTTTGTTTCTGGAGAAACAATCACAGACGAATCTGGCAACTCTAGAAGAATTGCTAGAGAAGGAACAATATCACATTTTGTGGTAATGAAGAGAGGTGATGGTTATCCAGTTAATACTGGTATTAAAGTTAATGGTGTTCAATATACTAGTTCTGCAGTAGAAATTAGTTATCTTGCTCAAGCAATTTATAAGGTAACTATTAAAGACAAAAACTTGTTAGGTCAAGTTTATGCAACAACTCCAGAAGTATCATTTAATACAGGAAATACAAATCCTATTTCTCAAGCGGTTGTTATTCCTGTATTATACAGAAATACTGTTTATACTTTTGATCCCCAAAACGTAAAATCAGTAAGTTCTACTTTTGGCGCTGGTAATGCATATAACTTTACCGCTGACGTAGAATCTTTCCAATCTTCATATGTCACAAATAAAATCTTAACAGATTTTACTTTTTCTGGAAGTAAAGGTCAAAAATATATTGAATGTAATGGATTTTCAGGAGATCCGTCAAGTGATTTAATTCAGGGAGATATTATTCAATTTAATGATGCTACAAATACTGCAGTAAGATCTGTTGTTCAAAGAGTAGAAAAAGCAGAAGGTCTTATTAAATCTAAAGTATACTTAGATAATGCTCTCAGAAATGACGTAGCAAATGCTAGTGTTATTAGAGTTCGACCAACTATTCAAAATAGTGCTACATCATCATTACTAATACCTATTGGATCAAAGTATCCATCTAGTATTGTAGATTCACCAGATGATTCAAAGATCAAATATTATTTCAGAAGAGATTTTGTAACAACTTCTTCGGTAAACGGTGGTAATATTACGTTTGCTGCTCAATTACCTTATGGCACTCAAAGATTTGCATCATTCAGAGAAAATAATTTTATTTTAACAGTATTAGATAAGAGATCTTCTACAACATTACAAAGTGGTGATATAATTTTCTTAAAATCAAATCAAATTAGTATTGAGAATACTACATCTAGCACAAGTGGATTAACATCTGGTAGTGTTTCCATCAATTTACCATCTTCTTTCTTTGGAACAGACACTAACTTCCCTATTCTAAAATTAACAGCAACGGTAGAAGTAAGTAAGGCAAGACCTAGATTAAAAACTATATACAGAAATCAAAGAATTTTAATTCAATCTCCTGGTGATAGAGTAGTTCCAATCAGAGGCGTTAATTTTGATAACAACAGCACTGACATTCTTTCATATTCTGATGTAATCAAAATCCGTTATGTGTATGAAGGAACTACACAAACAGCTCCAGTTGTTTCTTCTTCTGGAGAACTTGTTACTGGAACTGACGTAACAGAAAGATTCTCGTTTGATGACGGGCAAAGAGATACTTTTTATGATGTATCTCGTCTTGTTTTAAAACCTGGATACACTCCACCATCAGGTCAGTTAATTGTTGCGTTTGATTATTTTGAACATTCTCAAGGAGATTTCTGCACAGTTGATTCATATTTACACGAATCAGGTGTTTCTCTTGACGAAATACCTTCGTTCAATTCATCGGTTTTAGGAAAGGTATCATTAAGGGAAGTATTTGATTTTCGCCCCAAAGTAGATTCATCTGCAATTATTAGCGGTTATCAAGACACATCTGTTCTATCTGTCACTGATTTCAATAGCTTTACTGGATCTGGCGGAATTACTTCAAGCACACCTGCTACCGAAGATGTTTTAGAATATACTATATCATTCAATCAAAAACAATATTTGGATAGAATTGATGGGATTTTCCTAAACAAAAAAGGAGAATTTATAGTAAAGGAAGGTAATTCATCACTTAACCCAACAAAACCAGCAGATGTTGATGATGCTCTAGCATTATATTATCTTTACATCCCAGCATACACTACGACCACTAATGATGTTCGTATTATCCCTGTTGACAATAGACGTTATACGATGAGGGATATCGGAAAATTAGAGAAGAGAATTGAAAGATTGGAACAGTATACTATGTTAAGTATACTGGAGCAACAAGCTCTTAACATGCAAATTAAAGATGAAATAGGTATTGATAGATTTAAGAGTGGATTTGTTGTTGATGGTTTTGAAAATCATGGGATTGGTAACCTAGCATCAATTGATTACAAGTGTGCTATCGATACACAGCAATCTGTATTGAGACCTAGATCTGTAGAAAAATCTTATCGTTTACAAGAAATTAATACAAGAAACGAACAAAGGTCATTAGATAATTATTCTAAGTCTGGAGATATTATTACTTTACCATTTACTGATGTCACTGCCATTAAAAATCAGTATGCTACTAAAAAGTTAAACATTAATCCTTTTGTAGTTTTACAATATGTTGGAGATGCAGAATTATCACCTAATGTTGATCAATGGTATGACGAAAGAGAAACTCCTATAATTCTAGACAACGATAGTAAAGTATTTTCTGTATTTTTCGCTACAGATGATGCAAGAGAAGGATATTCAAGTATCTATAATAACTTTATTGTTAATTGGATTGGAACTAATAGAGTATTTTATAACGTAACACCTCTTAGCGATTCTTCAACGGTAGTTGCATCTGCTACAACTCAATTAGCATCTGTATCAAGCAGTTCAAATATTAGCCCACAAAATAATCAGTTACCACAAGGAGTTGCTGCAAAATCTATAGGTTCTAATGTTGTATCTTCAACCATTCAACAATTCTGCAGATCTGTTCCTGTATTCTTCAAGATTACTAGAATGAAACCTAGCACAAAATTCTATGTTTTCATGGATGGTAAATCTATTGACAGATGGATTGTTCAGGATAGTAGATTTACTGGAATTGCTGGAAATTCACTAAGCACTTTCAATAGTGGTATTATTACTGATGCTAATGGAAATGCCAGTGGATTAATTTTAATTCCATCTGGTAATCCACCACAGGCGGGATCATCATGGAATGGTTCTGTAGATGATGTTCAATATGATACAGAAACTGGTTCTTCATTATCATTTATCACAGGAATTAAAACAATTAAATTTACTTCAAATGAAGATGGAATTGTTGACAGTGATGTAGAATCATTTACCGAAGTTAAATATTATGCTACAGGTAATTTACCTCAGCAACCTTCATCAATTATTTCAACTTCTCCTGCTGTTTTCAAAGCAGAAGAGGGTATTCAATTTATTGAAAGCACAAAAGCACAAGTAAAACCAAATCCAGTAAGTCAATCATTTACTATTGAAAAATATCCAGGGGGTGTGTTCTTAACGGGATTAGATTTATATTTTAATAAGAAGAGTTCGACCATTCCTGTTAGAGTTTACTTAACTAATGTAGAAAGTGGAAAGCCAGGTAAGTATATCATTTCTGGTAGTGAAACTGTTTTATATCCAGATACTTATCTAAGAGTATATACAAACGGAACTTTGAACATCACCAAAGGTGAAGTAATTACTGGAGTTTCTTCGAAGGCTTCTGGTCCTATAAAAGAAGTATATGATAGAAACAATAATTTAGTTCCTATTTCTGTTTTAGGTCAATACACATTAACTAATGATCAAACATATATTTTAGTATTATCAAACAATAACGGAAAATCATTCTCACAAAATGAAGGATTGAATATTCCTTCCCTAACTACTTTCAATGCTGCACAAAATACAAACTACAGTGTGACCATTGCAAAAGATTCTGGAAGAATAACAGATATTATAATCAATAATGCTGGATCTAGTTATGAGACTGCAACTCTAACTATAGAAAGCCCACAACTCCTTGGCGGAACAAATGCTACCGCAGTCTGTAAAGTTTCTGGTGGTAAAATATATGATTCTTCATTAGTAGTAAATGGTAGTGGATATACTGAAGCTCCATCAGTAATTATTAATTCAACGGGTTCATCTGCTTCAAATGCTTCTATTGAAGCAGTATTAACTATTGATACTCCAGCGGTAAGAATGGGTGTTGCGATAGATACGGGTGATGTTTCTATTCCCGATTCTACTACTCCAACTAGATTTAATTTTAAGTATCCTGTTTATTTACAGAATAATGCAGAATATGCTTTTGCAATTGAATCTGATTCAACTGATTACGTTATCTGGGCATCTAAATTAGGAGAAATTGAACAAGCAACAAATTCAGTAGTAACTTCCCAACCACTTTTAGGATCAGTATTCAAATCACAGAACGTTGATTCTTGGACAGAAGATTTATTTGAAGATATTAAATTTACTCTTTATAGAGCAGAATTTGATAATTCCAGACCAGGAATTGTAAAACTAAGTAATGAAAAATTGGGTTATGAAAAATTAGATACTAATCCATTTGAAACAGATTCATTATCTGATACAACCGCTACATCTTTATTGTTCAGAAATAATAATAAAATTGTTAGAGTTAAGCACAAAAATAATGGATTTGAATCTTCTGGTAGATCATATACCGCATTTAGAAGAGCAGCAGATGTTGGAGGAATTACATCTGACTTTTTAAATAGCACACTATTTAAAATTTCAAATGGAGGTTTAGAATCTTATAATATCACTTCTATCAATAACTCTTCTGCCACATCTGTTGGTGGTGGCGATAATGTATATGCATTACATAATAGCAAGTATGAAAAATTATTTGCACAAGTTGCATACTTAAACTTTAGTGAAACTTCTGTAAAAGCAGAAGTAAAAACAACTAATGTTATTCCTTATGATTTTTCAGCAGTAAATTATACATCATATTCTCAATCTACAGTTAATGATGGTTTTGAAAAAACTTTCTTAAATGAAGATCATTTCTTTAATAATCAGAAGGTTGTTTGTTCAAGAATCAATGAACTAACAAATTCTGATAGAATTACTGATAGATCATTAGTATACAAATTAACATTAGAATCTGATGTTTCATACTTATCTCCTGTTATTGATCTGAGATCTTCTTCTGTCAAAGCAATAACAAATAAAGTAGAAAAATCCACAGGTAGCGAAGATAGATATGGAAGAAGAGATCAAATTATAAAATTCTATCCTGTCTACAAGTTCTCTGTTTTGGGAAACAATGTATCAACTATACAAGCAGGAGATGCTGCTAATCCTAAAATTGTTTCTGGATTTACATCTGGAGCAAGAGGTGTAATTGTTAAATTTGATTCATCTAATAGTATTCTATATGTTAAGATGTTAACAGATACATTATTTGTTCCTAGCGAAACTTTAGTATTTGCTTCACAATCAGGTCTTTCTACAGTTTCTGTTGGAAGTAATGGTTTAACAGAAGAGACGTTCAACTTTGTTTACAATTCAGTTATAACATCAATCGACAAAACAGATGTCACCAAAGAATATAGTAATGTTATTAATGGCAGAGTAGTTCTTTGGGATGCAGAAAAGAGAGAATTGACTGTTTCAAATAACAAGAGACCAATTAACGACAATTATACTGCAGCTGCAACTACTGGATCTGATTATGCTAGAATTCCATTTAGTTCATCTTCTACACAACAATCCGATGTTTTCCGTGTTGGCGATTTAGTTTCTTATGAAAATCAATTAACTGATACTAAATCTTTCTTAGAAATCAAATCAATTTTTTATAGTGATGGTGTATTATTTGTTCCTGAAATAAGAAATAATAGTTCTTCTTTAGCAAAATATGTAACTAAAGAAATTACTATTGAAAACGCAGCAACTGGATTAGACGTTAAATTAACTGCTAATATATTTGAAGAAGATGATATTCAAGTATTATATAAAGTTAAATCAATTAGTTCACAATTCAATTTTGAAGATCTTGGTTGGGAATATTTTAATGGAAATGGAAAACCAGATATTCGCGTGATTCCATCTACTGACAATAGTATCGCTGGATACATTGAAAAACAAGATTCTTACAAAGAATATAAATTTAGTGTTTTTAATTTAGGTGAGTTTTCTTCATTTGCTATAAAAATAATTATGAGAAGTTCAAATCCAGTATTTGTTCCAAAAATTCAAGATTGTAGAGTTGTAGCATCGTTCTAATGGATCGCATCAAAGTTCTTGACCACGACTATCTCGTGAGAGATAAAGATACTGGTGCCATTATAAATACTGATAAAAGTGTATTTGAAGATGCTAGAAAACTACGTAATGGTAGTGCATCTATTAAAAAACTTCAAAGTGATGTGGAAGATTTAAAGAATGAACTCTCAGATATCAAAAATCTTTTAAGAGAACTCATAAGAAATGGCAATACTTAGAAATGTAGCTAAGACCGATACTCTGGAAATTCAGAGACAAAAGATAAATCAGATAGCATCTGATTTATTTACGGTTCAAACTTCCGTAGGTGAAGGAGCATTTAGTATGAGTGATGGAACTGTTCAGCAGCCATCACTATTTTTTACTAATGCTACTGATGTTGGTGTTTTTAGGGGTTCTAGTGGAAAACAGTTATTTATTGCAGCTGAAGGTAGTGCAATTGCCAAGTTTGACAAAAATAATTTAACATCTTTAAAAGATTTTAAAACTTTAATCTCTGCTGTTCCAAACGGAGCTAATGGAATCACTATTACAAATCCAGGATCTCAATACAGTTCAGGAACTTTTTCTTCTGTTCCTTTAACTGGTGGTTCTGGAACTGGAATAAAAGCTTCTCTTATTGTAAGAGCTATAACTGGAAATATTACAAATGGTGGTAGTGGATATGTTGGCGGATCTTACGTTAGCGTTCCCCTAACAGGTGGATCTGGAACTGGAGCTACTGCAGACATTACAGTTTCTCCTTTTTCTGGTTCTATTCAAACTGGTGGATCTGGTGGAAATATTGGCGGTAATGCTTCTCAAATATTCACTAACGTATCTTTGACTGGTGGATCTGGATCTGGAATGAGAGCCGATATTACTGTCACTACAGCAGGTCAAATCGTAGCTGTTACTGCTGTTAATATTGTCAATCAAGGATCTGGTTATCAAACTGGAGATGTTTTAACAGCACTTTCTAATACAATTGGTGGTGTTACAGGATTTCAATATGTTATTAATGGTGTTGGAAACGTCACCCAAGTTCAAATATTATTAGCAAATACTGGATATCAAGTAGGAAACGTTTTATCAGCTAGCAATACAAATCTTGGTGGTTCTGGATCTGGGTTTCAATTCACTGTAACTGGTGTTGGATCAGTAATTGATGCTTCAGTTACCGATGGTGGTGATGGATATATCATAGGAGATCAACTTTCTGTAAATGCAGTAGAACTTACACCCGCAGAAACTTGGTATGTAAGAATGTGGATGACACAATTATTTGTGTTTTCTGGAACATTACCAACAACAGGATTCAATGTAGGAGATACATTAACATATGCTGGCGAAGGAAGAACCGTTGTAAAAAAATGGTTAAATGCACAAAATAGAGTAGAAGCAGTTGCTGTTAGAGCTGGCGCTGAAGACGGTAATACTATTGAGTTTTTTCCTGGGTTATCTGCAAGTGATGGAAATGGAAACAGTGCTACTGTTGGATCATCTAGGTCAGAATTAAACTATTACTTCTCATCAAACCAAAATGGTCCTTTTGAAAACATAAAAGATTTCACTTTCCAAAAAAACAAACGTTATATATTCAACCAAACACATCCTTCGAATAATACTCACCCAATACGATTTAGCACAACTGCTGATGGTATTCATACCGTATTGAGTGGGCAAGGAGCGCAAAGAGATTTTGGTGATTTATATGAAGGAAGTGAAGTAAATTATGAATACACTCCTTTTGATGTTTCCATAATTCCAAATGACAACACCCCAACAACTTTATATTATTATTGTGGTAATGGATTTGGAGATCCAGAAAATCAACACATTAATGAGGGTGGTTTTGACGGCAGAGAAGGAAAAATTACTATTAGTGGAACAGCGACAGTATCTGGTAGTGGATTGACGATCACTATTGGTGCAGTTAACACTGCTTCCAATATTATTCTTAAGAAGAACGGAGAATCTACATTAGGTGCTACAACAGCTTCGTCATTAACATTGACTGGTGAATTATCAGTTGGTTCTGCAACTACGTTGATTGGTAATTTAAATATAGGATATAATAAATTTAGCGTTGCATCATCGAGTGGAAATACAAGTATTGCTGGTTCATTAACTGTACAAGGCAGTCTTTCCTTCTTGGCAGATGCTGCTTTTGGTGGAACATTATATGTAGATTCCACCAATAATAGAGTTTCAATAAATCTAGATCCTAATGTAAATCCATTGACTTATGATTTTGAAGTTAGTGGAGAAGCTAAAGTAAATGATAATGTTAGATTAGCGACCGATTCTTCTGCTTTTGTTAGAATAGGTAGTGGATTAACTGGAACTGATAAACTTCAAGTCAGTGGGAATATATTATGTTCTGATGGAAAATATCTTGCTCCACCAACTTCAGATGTTTTAAATCCTGTTTATACTTTTTCAGGAAATACCAGAGTAGGATTATTATTAAATAATACTAATAATAGTATGTCTGTAACTGGATTGAGTGGTGAAATACTCAACCTCCAAAAAAATCTCATCACAACATATAGAAAAATAAACTGTGATTATGTTACCGTAAATAGTTCAAAAATTACGATACCTGGATCTGGTTACGCTGCTGGAAGTTACGGTGGTGTATTAGCCTCTGGCGGAACTGGTTCTGGATTAGTAGCAAATCTTATTGTTTCATTTTATTTACCTCTGGGAGAAATTAATACCGTAGGAAATGTATCTGCTGCCGATTCAACAAGAGTAGCGGGTACATATAATATTACTTCTGCCAACTATACAACAAATGGTTCTGGAACTGGTGCAACTTTCCAAATAGTTGTTGATGGAAGTGGAGCATGTGTAGTAACTGTTACCAATGGGGGAGAGGGATACACGGTAGGAGATACCATCACCGTAAGTGGATCTATTTTATCTCCTGGTGCATTAACTCCTGCGTCTAATCTAACTTTTATTGCTGCAGGATTTACGTCTGATCAAGGAAGTGGATATACAGATGGAACATATACATCTGTTCCTTTAACTGGAGGATCTGGAACAGGTGCAATAGCCGAAATAGTAATTTCTGCTGGATCTGTAACTAGTATTGTTGTTACAGAGAATGGAATAAATTATGCAATCAACGATACATTATCTTTCAATCACACTTCTTTAATACCACCCCTTGGTGGAACATCAGTAGCACCATCAGTAGCAGCATCATTAAAAATAAGGTATCTCGGAACATTATCTAAAGTAACTATTGTTGATTTTGGAGAAGGTTATAAACAAAATGATATTTTAGAGTTTCCTTCTATTGGTGGAACTCAAGCTGTCACTGCAAAATATACTATATTATCAACATCATCAACTACAAATGTAGAAATTAATAATTCAGATGGTAGTATTTTAGCGAAATCATTAAGAACTACTGGATCTGGTATTTTAATAGATAATAACCTTTCAATAGATAGCAATATCATTTCATCTACTCAAAATGAAGATATTTTTGTTGCTCCAGGATCTTCATCTAAATTGCTATCTGTTTCTGGAACTGGTGGTATCAAACTTCCTGTAGGTAACTCTACTAATAGACCATCAGCAGCAACAGCAGGTATTATTCGTTATAATACCCAAACATCTCAATATGAAGGATCAAATGGAATAAACTTCATTTCCCTTGGCGGTGTTAGGGATGTTGATGGTAACACTTTCATTATTGCCGAAGAAACCGTAGGAGAAAATGATAATACTCTATACTTCTTCAATGATGGTTACAATTCTGCTAGATTCAAAAGAACAGAAGTTGAACTAGTTACGGCAAATAAAATATCAGTTAGAGATACTGATGGTAAACTGTTGTGGAAACCAACTACCGCATTTAGTTTAAATGCTTTTGTTTATTATGAAGATAACATTTATCAAGTAACAACCGCAGGAACTACAGGAACTATAGCGCCAACACATACTTCTGGTTCTGACTCAAATGGAAGTGCAACTCTAACTTATGTAAGTGATAGTTATGGAAGTTTAGAAATCAGGGGAGATGAGATTAAGTTAGGAACAAGAGTAAATATTGACAATAAGTTAGATATTTACGCCTATAATACAAATAATCTAATATTTGAATCTGCTTTAAATATTGCCAAGATTGCATTTGGTAATAACCTAGGAGTTCCAGATACCTTAGTTTCTTTTAATTCAACGAATGCAGCGGTACAAATCAACAGAAATTTTGATACATCAAATCCAGAAGATAATATTTCATTAGTTGACAAAACTCTCAAGTTTCTTGAGTTGACTGATGTTCGTTATGAAACAACATCTGTTGGATTAGTCAAAGGTGCTTCTAATATTGCTACTTCAACAGTATATAATCCAACTGTTCATAGTTCAGCAAAAATCATTGTTACTGCACATAACTTAACTACAGATGATAAACAAATGATTGAATACAATGTAGTTCATAAAAATACCGATATCTTTGCTGTTCAATATGGCAATACTGTGACAAATGGAGATTTATTCGTTGGATCTTTTGACTTTGATGGATCTAATAACATTCGTTTTACTGCAACATTAGCATCTAGTGTTGCAACTGGTAATAATGTAAAAGTGGTTGTAACCAAAACTCAAATTAAAAAGTAATACGCCATGGCAACTACTATAAAAACTTTCAATTCTGAGGGTGGTTTTGGTATCAACCAGACTACTCTTATTACTGATGATTTAGATGTTCAAAATGTAAATACATTTACATTAAAAAATTCAAATTATAGTGATGCTACAAAAAAAGATTACATATTGAAAGGATTAAATACTACAGTATTGACATTAGATGGAACTCTTCCAATAACATTAACTTCTGGAACTGTTAATTTTGTTACTGGATATATTCTTGCGGTAAACGGAGACGGAACTGGATTATATTCTGTTAAAATAGAATCGACGGTTTCATGTAGTGACTCTGGATCTGTTTCTACTTTGTCTGAATTAACTACTATTATTAAAGATTCTATTCCATCAGGGCAAACGTGGACAGTAGAAACTTATACATCAGGTCAGTCTCATCAGTTTAGCTATTCTACTGTTAGAGGTGGAACCACTAATGTTATCAAATGGATAGCAAATGTTCAGATAGTCTCAGTTATTTGGCAACAATAACTAAATAATAAAGAATAATATAACAAAATCTGTTGGAGCACTAGATCAAGATGAGTTTAGAATTTAATGCAGATAAGCAGATAATCAAATCTACAACTCCAAAAGTAGTTGGTCAAAATGATTTCACAATTCGATCAGGATCTGGTTCCGACGAGAAAGAAGTTGTTCGAGTTCAATTAGACCCATCCACCAAGTTACCTCGTGTTGGTATTAATAGAACTGGTAGAAGAGTTGAAAAAATTGTTATTAATACTGGATTCAATGGATCTGGATATACGACTTCTCCTTCAGTAGTTTTAAGTGCTCCTCAACTATCTGGTGGTATTCAAGCATTAGCTTCTGCTGTAACTTCATCTGGTTCAGTTGTTGCTATTATTATCGATAATCCTGGCGATGGATATACTTCTGCGCCTACAGTAACCATATCAGGGGGAGGCGGAAATGGTGCAGCTGCAACTGCAGTTCTAGATACAGTTGATTATGAATTAGATGTTAATGGTGCTATTAGAACATCTACTTCAATTATTTCTGATACTGCTCGTATCCTCAACTTGGATATCGACAACTTTGTTACTGCTGATGCTAAGTTTCGTGCTCCTGGATTAAAAACATATTCAAATAATACTGGGACTCTTTGGGTTCCAAATACTTCCGTATCTAAAGGAAGCACTAGATATTTCGGTAATAATATCTACGAAGCAACAGTAACGGGAATTACAGATTCAAATCCACCCATACATATTGATGGGGAATCTGCAAACGGAACTGCTGCTTTTAGACACATTGGTTACAGAGTATCAAGTCCTCTCCTTAAATACTATAATGAGGATATGAAATATCCTCGTTCTGTAACACCACCTCTAGGAGATAGAACGGAAAAGATTGCTACTACTGAGTATGTTCTCAATCTCGCAACAAATGATGTTGGTGGACGTGTTTATGTTTCCCAACAGATTGGTAGTGACCTAAACGACGGTAGATCAGCAGTAAACCCAGTCAGATCAATCAAAAGAGCTTGCCAGATTGCTTCGCAAACGGTTAACGTAAAAGAAACTGTTGTTGTTTCTGGTGGTGATTATGTAGAAGATAACCCCATTTCTATTCCACCAGATTGTTCGATTGTTGGTGATAACTTACGTTTAGTTATTGTAAGACCACAAAATCCCCGTAAACACATGTTTAAGTTTGGGGATAAGAACTATGTAACTGGTATTACGTTTAGAGATAAGATTGATAGTAATGGAGATCCTATTGCAACATGGGATTATGCGATGGTGTTTGATGACAAACAACGCATTTGCTATGATGTAAACAGTGGTGGGGATTATGGAAGAAACTTTCCAGTTGGTCATCAAATCTTTGGTGTTCCAAAGATTCGTGTTACTTTCCAAACTAATACTGGATTGACTGCTCTTGCAGTCAATGAATATGTGACAGGTGTAAACACTGGAGCGGTTGGTAGAGTAAAGTCTGTTACATTTAATTCTGGTAATGTCACTGGAACTGTAGATGTTCAAGTAACTAGCGGTTCTTTCCAAACAGGTGAAACATTTACTTATCCTGGAGAAGGAGCATCTCCATGGACAGCAAATACTACGCTAGTTATAAATTCTTTAGTTTATTCTGGAAATAATGTTTATTCAGTAACAACTGCAGGAACAACAGCGGCGCCAGCACCAACGCATACAACTGGAGCACAATCAAACGGAACAGCAACATTAACTTGGATTAGAAATGTTTATTCATTTGTTGCTACTGATGTAAAATCAATCCGAGCAGAAGGCGAAGTTGTATCAAATAATAAAGATTTGGTATCTACCCTTCCCATCACTAGAATAGATGCTTCGCAACAAGCAAATCCAGATATTGATGGCATCATCATTTACACAAATCCCCTTACTGGAAGACAAAATACACATGATTTCAAAGAAAATGAAGAAATTGAAATCAGTGGATTGCCTACTTCAGCGCCAGATCTTTCTTGGTTGAACGGAAAACAAAGAGTTTATAAAGTTCTTTATGATGCTGATGGAAGATCAAGAAGGTTTGTTATTCCTAAAAAATCTGCAAGTTTCGTTGATGTAAACTATCAACCATCTTTAGCGACGGTAAAAAAATATTCTTATTCTATTACCCTTACTCTTCTCAACTCACCGAACAAGTTTTCAACAACACCATATGTTGCTCAAAGGTTCCAAGATGCTTGTAATCTAATCAGAAATAATATTGAGTTTATTAAAGATGAAACGTATTTAAAAATCGCAGATGAGTTTAGTCCCAACTTCTCTGTATCATCAATCAAAGCAACAACTGGAACAGGAGCAGATGCTGGTTATGTAGTTTTACAAGTTACTACATCTGGCAATCATGGTTTCTTTGTTAGTGATACCGTTACCATTTACAATAATGGATTGAATAATGCTATCAATGCTCAATATACAGTAACTAATCGTGTAAGTGCTACAGTATTTGAAGTTAAATATTTTGGTAGTATTTCTACACTTGGATTAACATCTGATAACACGTATACCACTGGTTCAACCCCAGCACTATCAGCATCTGCTTACGTTCAAAGATCATTCGTCATTCCTAATGAAACAAAATGCCGTAGAGATATTGGGCATTTTGTCAATGCAATCATTATGGATCTTGAATATGGCGGAAACTATCATTGTGTTGAAGCTGCTGAGTATTACAGAACTGGTGGTCAAATAGGATTTGTTGGTAATGAAATCGCAGAAACAGTAAGAGCATTTGAGATTGCTAGACAACTATGTATTCTCGCAATGCGTCGTTGGAGAACAGGAAACGGGCAACTATCAGATCCATTATATACACCACTTTATTCTTCTATTCCTAGATACTTTGATCCAACTATAACCCAAGATACTACATCTCCAGCTTGTGCTAATGTTAAGAGTGCTATCGATACATTAGCATATGTTTTTGTCGAGGTTTTGTGCAACAACGCATCTAGTCAACAAGTAGAAGCTGGATATTTAATTCAAAGAAATGCTGATTTTATTGCTTCAGAAGCACTTGGGTTTGCAAAAAATACTTTTCCTACATTAGGATTATCTACTGATCAAGAAAGAAAGTGCAAAAGAGATATCCGTCTTGTTCTTTCTGGATTATCTAGAGATCTTATTCTCGGTGGTAATGCTGGAATAGTTGTTGCTGCGGAATCATATTTTACTGGTACTGCTCTCACTGGTCTACCAGCAAATGAACTTGCTGCTACTAGATACGCTTTCGAGAAGGTAAGAGATCTTGCTATCCTCGCAATGAGAAACTGGAAGACAGGAACGAGTGGAACGGGACCAAACTATACACCAGTATACGAAACTACTATTCCTATTTTTATTGATCCAGCTGTCTTAGCTGATCCTACTACTCCTACGTGTGCTAGTATTAAGATTGCTATCGAAACAGAGATGACTCTGCTTGATAATATTCTTGGTGGTACTATTCTTCCTGGAGCAACAACAAAAACATATGGAACTCTGTATTCTCCAACGATTACATATCCAGAAGGAGTTCTGTATGATGCAAACAACAAATATATTACCCCCAGAGCAACATGGGATGATTTACCATACATTGAAGCATCACCATATACACAAAACTCATCAGTTATTTCATTCTTAGGTGGTAATGGTGCGGAGGTTGATGGAAATAAAGTTGCCCAACCTAACTGCCCATTCCCAGGACTAGAACTAAATGGAACTGCATCTTATCCAAATCAGGGTAAGTCGATGGTTGCATCAGCATTTACTATTGTTTCTTTTGGTGGAACAGGATACAGAGTTATCAATGATGGATATGTTCAGTTGGTTTCTGTGTTCGTTATCTTCTGTGCCGATGGTGTATTCTGCGATAGTGGCGGATATGCTTCTGTCACGAACTCTGCTACCAACTTTGGTGTCTATGCTCTACGAGCTAGAGGATTTAGAGAAGATCCATATGTCTTTGATATTGGAACGATTACAAATGTTACACAATCTGTAACAGGTAAAACAGTATTTACTGTTAGTGGATTAGGAAGAAGACCACTGGAGCATTATGTGGTTAAGATTGATGGTTATCAAAATACCAACACAGCAATCGAATATTTCGTAGATACTGTAACTGGCGTTACTGTTGGTCCACCTTTCACAGCAACACTGACACTAAACGATACTGCTAGTTTCACAAAAATAGCAACGAATACCGTAGTTGGTAACTCAATCGCAGAGTTTGCTGGCAAAACGATTAAACTACATAGACCTTCGATCGTTAACTCCTCATCACACACTTGGGAGTTTGCTGGATCTGGAACTAACTACAATGCTTTGCCAGAAAACGGCGGAACCAAAATCGAAGCATATGAACAGGTATCAGAAAACTATGGTCGTGTTTACACGTCAGGAACTGATGAACTTGGAGACTTCAAGGTAGGTTACTTTGCTCGCATTGAAAACAGAACTGGTGCTATCACCTTTACTGGAACTGTTACCATTTCCGAAGTTGAGTTCCTTAAACTAAAAGGTGGTGACGTTGTTGTTACTGGTTTCGATGCTTCTCCAACATTAGGTGGTGCATTCTCAACGGACTCAAAACTACCAACACAAAAAGCGGTTAAGGATTATATCTCAAATAACCTAGGTCCATATCTAAACAAACCATACTCCACAAACGCTGTTCCTAGGGCGCTTGTAGAACTCACAGACAGCGGTAAGATCTCTATTGACCAAATCCCTGCCCTAAGACCATTTAACGTCTTCACGGTGGCAAATCAAGCGGCAAGACTGGCATTAGAAGGAGCTCTTGCTGGAGACATTGCTATCCAAACAGATAGCACACAATCTTTTATTCTTAATAACGATTTAACTAGTTTGTATCTTGGATTTGCTGTAAATACAAGTTTAGAGTTTACGATAGGAAATATTTTCACTGGTTCTGTTACAGGTGGTCAGATTCAGGCAACAGAATATAGACAAGGTGTTGTTTATAAGTTAAACATTACAAATGCTGGATCTGGATATACTGTTGCTCCCACAGTTACAATCAGTGGTGGTAATCCTCAGGGAGGAGCAGTTTCAGCAACTGCTGTTGCTACTATTGCAAATGGTCAGATAGTAACACTAACCGTTACAGAAAACAATGGTTTCATAGGAGGAAAAGGTTATACAACTGCACCCACAGTAACGATTTCTGGTCCAGGTGGTGCTGGTGTTACTGCTACAGGAGCTGCATTATTAGAAAGCAGATTATACGGAACAATCGTCAATAACCAAAAAATTGAAGATACTGATACTATTACTTCCAGCAATAGTCCTACAGGAACTGTAGTTGATATCAGTAGAGTAGTGAACACATCTTCATCATTATCAACTAACTGGGTATCACTATCAGCTACTCAGATTTCTGCAGATGCTATTACATCTGGTATTGTTTCGACATCTCGTCTGGCAAGTAACTCAGCAGAAGCAAACTCATTTACTTTCTTGAGAGGTGACCAAGCATATGCTCCTGTTGTTCAATCTATCAAGGGTTCAGAAACAAGATATTTTGCTAAGTTAACTCAAGCAGTATCTGCAGGTTCTAGTACATTTGTGTTTGCAACAAATGCAAGCATATTAAGAGGTCATGGGATTGTTTCAATCACAGGTATTGCTGCTAACACTACTGTAACTAATGTTCTTACTGCTAGTGGTTCTACTACCGTAACATTAAACAACCCAGTAACGGCAAACATTGCAACCAGTACTGTTATTGAGTTTATTAGACCACCATCTCCTCTGATTTTAGATACTGCTTATACTATTGGTAGTTTTGTTGACAGTGTAGTTATTGTATCAGGAGGAACTGGATTTACTAACGGAATATATTATGATGTTACTTTAACGGGTGGTACTGGAACTGGATTAAAAGCAAATATTACAGTTACTGGTAATACAATAACTTCAGTAGTAGTTACAAATGGAGGTATCAACTACACAGGTGATTATAATATCACTTCAAACCCAGTTGGTATTGGATCGGGTTCAGGTTTAGTTCTTGCGGCAAAACTAGCAACAACTCCCAAAAACTATGCAAACACTTCGCTTGATGTTAAGAGAGTTGATGATCTGACTATTTCTTCCGATCCATTTGGTAGTGTTGGTGTTTCTCGTTTCCAAAAATCTCAGTTTACTCTCGGAGCAGCTGGAAACGGATCAGTAACACTCAAGACTGGTCCTGATAGTGGATTGAATGCTGACCTTCTGGATGGAGCACAAGGAGAATACTATCTAAATGCATCAAACTTAAACCAAGGTGTATTAGGAACTGATAGATTAAGCGGCAACTATAATATTAGTATTTCTGGTCAGTCTGGTAATACTCTACGTCTTCTTACATCAGTAAACAACCCAACATCATCTCCTTCGCCAAACTCTTTTGCTGAGGGTATCATTGCTGATACTAGAAACAACTCTGCGGATGGTCTAAGTGATGGTGGAACTAGACACTTAGTACTCACATTAAGAAACTTTGGTTCTGGATTTGATGCAACTGGTGGAGGTGTTCGTCAGTTGGCGTTCACAGATAATGATAATTTGTACCTTCGTGGTTCTGGTACTGGCGTAACAACATTTGGAACATGGGCAAAAGTTTGGACATCTCTAAACGATGGTCCTGGAACTGGATTAGATGCAGATAGATTAGACAATAGACAAGGTTCATTCTATCAAAATGCTTATAATATTAACAGTGGTATTTTAAGTGATAATAGATTAACATCCTACTTTACTGCAAAATCATTCAATAATTCTGTCAAAGTATTAACAACTACGGGTAATCCACATTATGACATTTATATTTCTGGATATGTATTGACTGCTTCCCCATTCCTTGCTGGTTTACCTGTAAACTTATACGATGTTAACGCTCAAGGAACAGGAACATTAACTATCACAAATGTAGCCACATACAATGATGCAGATGATACTTTAGATTACACAATTATTTCTGCAGTATTAACTACAGGAACATTTAATGGTGCTCAAACTATTGGAACAGCAAATGATAGAGTAGCATTCCAAGATTATTCATTAAAGAATGCAGGAACATTTGAAACTGCTTCTCTCGAAAGTTCAACGGGAACAGGATTACTTAAATTGGGGAGAAAAGATGGCACTGCATCTTCACCTGCTATTTACTTGAGCACCAGTTCTTCTCCTGCACCAAATTATAATGTAGCGTTAATTGCATCTGGTGGTAACAATTCTGATGGAAGTGGTAATTTAAATATTGTTGTTGCTACTACAGATTCAGCAACTATAAACAACCAAAAGATTTGGAACGCTGGCAATCTTACACCTGCTACAAACAACGTTGCGAATACAGTTGTTCTCCGTGATGTCTCTGGTAACTTTGCTGCTGGAACAATCACCGCTAACGTAACTGGTGCTGCTTCTTCTAACGTATTGAAAGCAGGCGATACGATGACTGGTAACCTCAACTGGGGAGCTACTGGTTTCGGTTTAACTTGGGGAATGAATACTGATGGAGCATCCATCAAGTTCTACAATACTGGAGATGGTGACGCAGATTCAAGATTAGAGTTCCAAACAAATGATAATAATAATGAATTCTTTAGATGGACACATTCCCCATCTGGTGGATCAATATATGAATCAATGCGATTGGTTTGTAATAGTGATAATAATGCTCTCCTTACGATTGGTGGTAATCTCCAAGTTGGAAAAGCAGTTGCAAATCAGCAAATCGTAATCAAAAATCAATTTAATGATTTTAGACTAAGAACTACTGATGATGATAACTGGATTGAAATGTTAAAACCAGATACTACTGTAGTTGGTAGATTAGGTTTCAATGGTTATTCATCATCATCTGCAAGATTTACTGAGTTTGAAATTTATACTGCTACTCAAGCATCAAATGGCAGTCTTATTAGAGCGATGCATATTGACTCTAATGGAAAAGTTGGATTTGGTGGAGCAGGAAATTCCAACTATACAGTTACGGTCACGGGTGGATTTGCTGCCACATCCAAGTCATTCTGTATTTCTCACCCAACCAAAGAGAACCATAATCTCGTATATGGTTCGCTAGAAGGACCAGAACACGCAGTATATGTTCGTGGCAAGGCATCTAATGTAATTACTCTGCCAGATTACTGGACTGCTCTTGTTGATGAGAACACCATCACAGTTCAACTCACACCTATTGGTAATCATATGTCATGGGTTGAGAAAATTGAAGATAACCAAATCTTGATTGGTGGTGGTGAGGCATTCTACTTCGTTCAGGCAGAGCGTAAGGATATTGACAAGTTAGAGGTTGAAGTTGAGTTGCCAATCGAGGAGGAAGAGTGATGGCGATAACATATAATAATCAAATTAAACTGGATGGTTTAGTTTTATTACTAGATCCATATTTAACTTCATCATACCCTGGTTCTGGATCAACCATAACTAACGCTATTACTGGAACATCAGCATCTCTGGTAACATTTAATTATGATGCAACTAATAAATTTTTTACAACACCTAATGATGGAGATTTTTTTTATATCTCCGTGCCAGATTATTCTGAAATGACAAATGCTTTAAATAAAACTTCTGGCGGGTTTACTTTGATAGAATGGATCAGAATAAATAATTTAACATATCCAAGAGCTGCCGCAGGTGGTAGATTTAATACTGGATATGGATCCACATCAACCAGAGGATTTGATTGGTGTCATGGAACTAGCAATTTAACTTCAATAAGAATGTCTGGATCTGTTCCAGAAGTAAATCCATCTTCTGATCAATATGATTTCGATACAACTATTAATATTTCTGGTGCTGGATTATCATTAGGAACTTGGTTCCAAAGAGTATTGTGGTGGAATAGATCCACAAATACTCATGGAGCATACATAAACGGTGTTTCATATGGATCGGCTAGTCATAGTCAAGTTGCAGGATATTCGTTATTTAATGGAGGTGGAGCAACTTTTGGTACTCTATATGGTTGGTCTCATACTGGTGCAAGAGGTCCAATTTACTTATACAATTCTGTGTTATCAGATATCGATATCTATTTTAATTTTACCACCGTTAAGAAGAGGTTTGGAATCTAATGGCACTAGGACACGGATCCTCTATAATTGTTGATACTAGTTTATACAGTTGGTTTGATTTTACAAATGCTAACTCATACGTTGCACAAACAAACCAAGCTACAATTTATAGTTTGTTAAGTAATGGATATAATTGGAGCACTGCTAACTTTTCTGGAACTGTTAATACAACAACATATGGAACAATAACAAAAGGATTACTGTTTGATGGTAATGCTCAAATGTTAACTCAAAATGGTGGTAATAGTTATTATTATGGTTGGGATCCAACAGGAACACATGGTACTCCAACTTTTACAAATGAAATGTGGGTATGGCCATATGAAAATTCTGGAATGTTATTTACAAGACCTTGGAATGGTAATGGTAGATATAATTTTTGGATTTATCCAACTGGATTTTATATTGGTTCTGGTGGAACACAATCATCATATCCAACATCGACTATGAGTTTTCCTGTCGATACTTCTACTCTAGGAAAACCATCACATATTGTTGTTTGGGGAAATCAAACTCAAGTTGGATACTACATAAATGGTGGGCAATATTCTGCTTTTCAAAACCATGGTATTACTGGCAGTGGAGATTTTTATGGTAATGGTATTGGAGCTGGATATATGACATTATATCCATATGGTCAAGGTTGGGCTGGCAATACTGGATTTGGTATTAATGGTGTTTTATATCAAGCAAGAGTTTATAATAGAGTTTTATCGTCAAGTGAAGTCAATAGAAATTTTGCAGCACATGCAGGGAGGTATGGATACTAATGGGAGCATACGCAGGAGCTAACAACTTAACTCAATATCCAGTATCTGTTAGCAATATCAGTAATTTAGTAACTGCAAACCTTCAGTTTTATTGGGATGCTGCTAGGACGCTATCTTTAGCGTCTTCTTCCAGTACCCAGTGGAATGATATAAGTGGAATTCAAAATAAACCATTTGCTTTGCGTGGCAATGGTTATGGGAATAATGGAGGTCAAGCGTTGTCTTCAATAACTTATAGTGAAGATGGTGGTGGTTCTTTATTGTTTGATGGAACAGATGATTTTGGAACTCTGGGAACTTCTGCCACACCAACGTCAAATTCTCCATATACAGCTGGATCAAATATTACTGTATGTATTTGGATGAAAACTACAGACGGTGGAGATAAAGGTTTTTGGTCTCATTGTAATGGGGGACCAGTAAATTTATCTTATGGTATTGGTGGTGGCAAAATGCGATATTGGTATTATACCGCTCCATGGCAAATCTTAGATAGTAATACTTCTATTATTGATGGAAATTGGAAATACTTAGTTTGGGCTAAATCAGGCACAAATATGAAACAATACATTAATGGTTCCCTAGATAAAGATACAACTCTTGTTGGTAATGTTCAAGGGCCTTTATATAGTTTGGGTTCTAGATGGGGTCCATGCAATTCTGATAGTTATGGTGCTGGCACTAATGGATCTGGAGGAAGTATCTTTACTGGAAACTTGGCAATCATGATGGCATATGATCGTCAACTTTCTCAAGCAGAAATTACCCAAAACTTTAATTCTCATCGAAATAGATTTGGCATATAAATACTCAATAAAAGGCTTATAAGAAATGGCGAATTCTGATAAGGATATCCTTATAACGCCCAATAAAGGCACAACATCATTACCCGAACTTAGTTTTATCGGTCAAGTCAACTCACCGATCAAACTTCGTGTGCTTGATGATAACACATTATCATTTGAAGGTTCTGCGGGTCAATTATTTTCTATCAATAATAATCTAACAACAGGAACGATCTTTGCAGCATCTGATGTTTCTGGTGTTCCATCAATTTCTGTAGATGCTGGAGGAGCAGTTAGACTAGCACCATTTAATGGATATACAACTATTGGAAATGGCGGTTTTGCAACAGATCGCCAGCTGGGTGTTCGTGGTTCGATTATAATTGGAAATCGCGGAACAAGCAGTGCCAGATTAGAATTTACAGAAATAGCAAATAGTGGTGCTAGCTTAACTGGAACTGCTCCTGTTTATATCCATTACGATGGTCCAAACTATAGTGATAACAATAACTATTTTGGAATTAATACTAACGGAACCGATCGATTAACAGTAACTTACGGCGGTGGAGTTGGCATCAATACAATTAATCCAAGAATGAGATTTCATCTTTTTGGTGGACACGGTGATACTTCATGGAGAATGACTTTACCTGCTGCCAATAATGGAGCAGGAACAGGTGACATCAGCTTGCAAGCTTGGGTTTCTGAACCTGGGATAACATGGGATGGCGGCGGCATTGGAATGAATGTCACAAATTATACTACTGCAGTATTTCCAACCAATACTAATGATTCATCATTAAATTATTTCCCCCGCCTCGCTTCTGGCATAGGACAATCTTACATTAGATTTGTTCCTAATGGTGGTAGAATGTTTTTTACCACTACTGATAATAATGGAACAACTTACCAAAACCAAATTCAAATGGGCGGTGGTTGTTTAGGTATTGGTAGTTTAAATACTTCATATAAGTTAAATGTTGGCGGAGATATCAACTTCACAGGAAACCTGTATCAAGCAGGTTCAATCTTTAAAACACTCCCAACTCAAAATGCAACAACTGATGGTTCAGTTCTAAGAACTAGATTCAATCCTTCTACATCACAGTTTGAGGCATACTGGACCCATGATCTTGATGCTAACTATCGACTAGAAAATCCAGATCAATGGTCATTCCGTTATATCATCAATAGAGGATATACAGTTGCTGGATATCAAAACGCAAACCCATGGAGAAATGGTAATAGAACTGCCCACCCATCAGACGTAACAATTTCTCTTGGAGATGTTATTGATTATTCTGCGGCATATATTGGAGGATCGCATAACGGAGTAAATCTATTTGTTTATAACTGTTCTAACTCTTGGTTACCTGCTGCTTCTGCAACATGTTCCATGAGTATGATCACAGAAACAAATCGTGGTCTTAACTCATCGTGGAATGATACCAGAGCACGTTCATATTCTGGTGCTTGGATTGACTTTATGGGTAATCAGTGGAGAAACAATGCTGGTAGAAATAGAGCATATATTAGTTCTGGTAACGGTAATACTTCACGACATGATTTGAATACCGAAGTTATGCTTTCGGAAATTAGTGGTAATATATTATATGTTTCTCACGCAGAAGGAGAGTTTTTTGCTTGGGTATCACAAGGTCAAAATAGATTTGAATTTTCAACAGAAACATATACTGCATGGTCAACATATTCAACAGCTCCTGGTTGCGATGGTATTAACAAACATCAGGCAACTAGAATTGGTTTCTTCTATTGTTCAGAAGGTGGCAATACTGATAGAAACGTAACTAAGAGAAGAGATAATGATGCTGTAGTTATCAGGTCTGGAATTCAAAAACCAGAAACAGGTGGAGAAGAAAACCTACATACTGGTATGAATAAAGGTTATTCTATTGGAAACTACAATTATGCTCAAAATAATAATGCTTGGATATTCAATTATTATCAAGATACTATTCGTTTTGCCGATGGAACTCTAACATATCGTAAGGGTATTCCTGGATCATCTTCTGGAACTGGTCAAGAAGGTGGAGATATGATGGGTGCTGGGGTTCCACCTAGAACTTATATGACTTATACTGGAGCAGCAAGTTTCCAAGTTGCACCTGGCACCGTGACATATGGTGGAAGTACTGGTGCTACTTTACAACCTGGCGCTGGATTAGCAGACGGCACTGGATCCACTGGTGGAATTGGAACATACTAATAGGAATCAAAAATGGAAAGAGTTTATTACTTAACAAAAGATACTTCATTATTTACTATCATATATGACCTTAGAGTTTTGAGATCGTTACTGAACTGGTATGCTATATCAATGCCAGTATCGGAAGAAATGATGTTCAAAGAAATCGTAAAAGGAAAATATTATCCACTAGATTCTGTAACAGGATTTAAAGGATTTAAAACTTTTGCTGATATTAGAGGAAAAATCAAAATCGTTGAACAAGAAGCAAATGGCGAAGTAGTAGCTTTCCAGTCTGAAGGTGTTTACAATTCAGTAGAGGATAATCCTCAAGAAGGTGTCAAAAAAATTGTTCTTGACGTTGACGACGAAAGAAGAAATGCTGTCATTAACGCTATGAGATTAGTAGCTAAAGCAGTTATTGAAGAGGAATTTGATAAAAAGTTTATGGAGTTGGATACTTCTTCCAATATGGAATCTTATACATTTGAACTTCAATACGAAGAGGCATTGTTGTACACTAAAGATAAAAATGCTGATATTCCTTTACTTACTGCTTTAGCAGAAGCTAGAGAAATATCTATAGATCAAATGGCAGATAAAATTATTTCTGCTAGAAATTGTTTTAAACAAAAAGTTACTTCTTTGCTTAAACAAATGACAGAGATTAAGTTTAAATTTAAAAATGCCGCCACAATTCGAGATCTAAATAGATTATATGAAGATTATTTCAGTATTGCAATGCCAGAATCTCAAGCTATTGAAGAAGGTAGAGTTGTTGATTTTAAACGTGTAGTTCCTGTAGGTATCGGATTGAATTTTTAATAATAAGGAGGTTGTTATGTTAAGTAAAGAAATTATTTTAGAAAATGCTGTAAAATTTTCTACTGGTCAAACTGATTATCAAAATGAGAATTTTGTAATGAATTCTCATGTTACTAAATATCGTCAAGTTCGACAAGCGTTACTAGAAATTGAAAATCGATATCATGGTATTAGAAAAATTAAATTAGATGTTCGCAGAGACGAAATAAAAATTAAAGCACTTCAAAGAGATTTAGAAAAATGCGAAGATGATTTAGAAGCAGAACTTATTAAAATTGACATTGAAGATTTATTATCTGATAACGAAATTCGCAAAAGAAAATTATACAGACAAGAACAAGAAATAGATGTTTTTGTCAACCGTGTTCAGCAAGAAGTTGAAAATGAAGAAGATATTCAAAGATACTTCGACCAAGATCCAGAAGAAGAAAGGAAGTATTGGATTGCTCGTATGGGCAAACAAGCTGCAATGGATATTCTTTCCTTCGGAAGAATTAGCACTGGCAATTTAGATTCAATTGCCATGCTTCCAGAAGAAGAACAACTGCAAATTCTTTCAATTGGTTTTCAATACTCAAATCTTCTTGGAGGTCAATTAGCTAAAATTGAAGGAACTACTAGAGAATACACACAGCAATTATTGGCAGATCCAAAAAATCTTCGTCTTCCAACTTTTGATGGCATAGAAGATAACATGCAACTAAAGATGATTAATTCACTCAAAGAAATTGTGGAGAAGAAAAAATTGAAAGGTAATTGATATGAATGAAAATTTTTGGGATTATAGTGTAAATGAAAGTAAAATTGAATTGAATAATGTTCATAGTATTTTCTCGATACCTCTTTTTGAAAGCACTATAATGGTTTCTAATTTTGAAGAAATCATGAATGATTTGACAGCAAAATATAATTCTACTGACAACGAAGAATTATTATCTTCATATGGTTCTGTTCTTTCATCATCTGAAGCAGCACAACAAAACAACGTGTCTGTTAGAAATTCTATTTCATATTACAGTGAAGATACTTTACACACAAACAAAATTTACGAAGAATTAACTGCATCAATAGAATCTGTAACAAAAAATATTTTTGATCTTTATGAGTATGATTCTATTACCCCACATGTTGTTACAATGTGGGGTAATGTTTTAGGAAACAAGGGATATATTCATTCACATTCACATAGTAATTCTATGTTTTCTGGTGTTTGGTATCCAGAAGATCCTCCAGAAACAGAAGAAGGTTCACTATCAAATTATATTAAATTTACCGATCCAACCAGAATTAAATTTTTCTTCATGCCACAAATTAAAAGAAAAAATGCTTTGAATTCTGGAGAAATTTTTATCAAACCAAAGAAAGGAATGTGTCTCATTTTTCCTTCTTGGTTAGAGCACGATACTATTGCAAACGACAATTTGCACGATAAAAGATATAGTATTTCATTTAACATTTTCCCCAAAGGAACTTTAGGTTATCCAAATTCATTAAATCGTCTTGTCTTATGAGCACTCTTGAAATATTTCCGCAAGCTATCGGAAAATATTCCTTTGATTATGAAAGCAGAATTAAAATTAAAGATATCTGTTTTAAGATAATCAAAGAGAATCATTTTTCTAAAAATAAAGATAGTAATAATTTATATCATTATTGTAACACTAATCACGAAAATCTATTAGACTTAAAAGAATTTGATTGGTTTGAAGAAAAAATCTCAAACCTTGCTGTAGATTACATTGAAAACACTTTGGGTTATGAACTAAAAGATGGTGTTGTCATTACTGATTGTTGGATGAATTTGTGTCAAAATAATGGAGATCAGTTTTTACACAATCATGGCAATTCATTTGTTTCTGGAACATACTATGTCAATTTTAATCCAGATATTCATGGTAAATTAAAATTTCAAAATCAAAATACGACATCAGGAATGCATTCTTCTCCATATATTGAACTAACAATTAAAAAGAATACTAAGTATAATTCTGGTGGAGCAATAATGAATTACAATGAAGGGGATGTATTGTTTTGGCAATCCCATTTAATTCATGGATACGATGGAAACAATTCTGATAATCGTGTCAGTATTTCGTTTAATATTATGCCTAGATATTTCTATAATAATTCATATTCATTTAAGGTGGTTAGAGAATGATACTCATAGAGAATAATTATCTGGAAAGAGTTTGTAAAATTAATCCAGAAGCAAAAATAGAAGATGTTGTTTATGATGGTGTTAAATTTAAATGTATCAAAAATTTTTTACACAATCCAGATGAATATGTTGAGTTAATACAAAAATTTCCAGCAACTAGAGACCACACTTATTCTCCTGGTTTCAGGCAAGATATTCCACCTTGGGCAGCTAGATTTATTACACTATTCATTCAAGAACATGTAGGAGAATGGAAACCTGCTAGAGTTTCTTGTAACATATACAGTGGTGATATGTTAATGAAAGAGCATTCTAATCTTCCACATTCTGATCCTTTTTATGGGGTTTGGAACTTATGGTTCAATAAAAAAACTTTGGGAGGAACTGCTTTTTGGTCATACAGAAATAAACTTCATGTAGATGAATTATCAGAAGAAGAATATAACCATTTATTTGAAAAACCTCTTTCTGGAATTGGTTATGAAAAATGGAGAAACTTTAGGGGTGATGAAGATTGGCAGATGACATGCATTGCTCCTATGGAATTTAACACACTTTTATTTTATAATGGTGGATTTTTTCATTCTCCTTGGATTCAAGAGAACTGGTATTTAAACGAGCATAGATATAGTATGGTTGGAATGGGAGATTTTGAAAATGTTTAGTCTACCTATCAATCCAAAGATTGATGAAAATTTTGCCAATAATATTCTCATTCCTTTTTTACAGAAACACAAACAATATATTTTTGATCTCTACTTCACATGTAGGATGCCTCCGTTTATGCAGGATGCCATGGGTGATGTGTTTGAGGATGATCTCAGACAGACAACATTCAACGCTCTATACATTCAAAAACAAACTGGTATTCCTCTGTCTGCTACGTTCAACAATCCATACGTCAGACCTACACAAGAGAACCTAGATCTATTCATCAATAACTTCAGATACATCTATGAAGCAGGTGTAAGAACTGTCACGTTGCCCCATACATCATGGATGCTAACAGGTCAGATACAGAAAGCATTTCCTGAACTGTATATCAAGAATACTATTCTACATGAAGTTACAAAAGCAAACGATATTGTTTCTCTTGCCAAAGCTGGATTTAATTATATTAATCTTGATAGAGATCTGATGAGAGATCAAGATCAGTTACGTCGTCTAAAAGAAGCAAAAGAATATTGTGCTTCGATTGGTAATCCAGTTAAATTCTCCATGCTTGCCAATGAGGGATGCTGGGGTGGATGCCCTATTATGCCAGAGCACTATCACTATAATAACACCAGAGAGAACCACGAACCACCATACTTTGGCAATATCATCAGTAGAGTTTCGTGTTCTAAGTGGGAGCAGCAAGATAGCTCTGCTGTTCTTAAGTCAGCAAATCTCCCACCTTGGAAAAAGGATTGGGAAGAGATGTTTGATCTAGGTATTGATGTATTCAAATTACACGGAAGAGAAAGCGTAATGCGTCTCAAAGAAAGTATGGATATTATTGAACGCTGGGCGAATGATGAAGAACTTCTATTCCCAGAACTCAATACCTATATTGAAGACAAGAGTTTGAAAGATAGACCAATTGATATTTGGAGAGAAAAGATCAAAACTTGTAAGTTTGATTGTTGGGATTGTAATTACTGTGAGGCAGTTATTGAGGCACATCATAAGAAGCAAGACAGAACACTACATCCACTTGTCAAACTGACACTTGATGCGATTGATAAATCAGCAACAGGTGATACTAACTTCAAACCACAAGGTTTCAATATTGAAGGTCTATCATCGGATCGTGTCAGACATTTTCTAAATCATCTATGCTCTGATCCAAAGAACTCATATCTTGAGATTGGATGCTATACAGGCAGCACATACTTTGCTGCCATTATGGGTAATGATTTAGTATCATATGGCGTTGATAATTTTGTTGCTCCTATCGCTCCTGCTAGAGATGATATCGAGTGGAAAGGAGTTGAAGATCCATCAAAAGAATTGTTTAGAAATAATGTCTTGTTTGGCAGTTTAAAATCTGCTATAATTGATATTGATGCTCGCAAACTAAACTCATCTCATTTTACCAGAAGACCAAATATTGTATTCTATGATGGAGAGCACGACGATCAACAGGTAGAATGTTTATCTAACTTGCTTCCAAACCTACAGGATACTTTTATATTAGTTTTGGATGATGCCAATTTTGATGGGGTTATCCGTAATGGGCAGAAATTTATAGATATAAATAATTTCGAAGTTCTGTTTGAACGTCAAATACTGACACCTCAAATAGAAGATTCCACAAGCTGGTGGAATGGTTTGGCAATTTATGTATTAACAAAAACGGAGAATTGATTACTATGACTACTGATACTGCAACACTCAAAGAAAACTTTCAATCTCAACTCACCAACGTTGACGGGCAGATTACTAAGCTGGAAGATGAACTAGCAAAAGCAAAAGAATATCGTCTTAAACTTCAAGGTGGTCTAGAAACCCTAGAACTTCTTAATCCCACACCTACTGAAGAAGCAGCACCCGCTGAAGAAGTAGCAGAGTGATCTTATAAATAGACACCAATATCCCCACATGCTAAATACATGTAGGGATTTTTTATAGGGCTTTACATGTCAGCATCAAAGCCAGCAACCAGAGAGGAGTTAAAGCAATACAGCCTCCGAGAGTTGGGCGCACCAATATTAGAAATCAACGTCGATAATCAACAACTTGAAGATCGTATTGATGAGGCACTGCAGTTTTTCCAAGAACGTCACTTCGACGGTATGGAGAAACTGCATTTAAAACATGTATTAACATCTTCAGATATTACTCGTTTTAAATCAAACAACATCACACACACTGCTTCTAATAATGATGTGTGGACAGAGAGAGGAAATTTTATTGAACTTCCAGACCATATTATTGGGGTGGAAAGAATCTTTGGTGTGACTTCAAGTAGTATTCGTGGTGACTTGTTTGGTATCGAATATCAAATTTTCTTAAATGATTTATATGCTTTTGGTTCTATTGATATTTTAAATTACTACATGGTCAAGTCATATATTGAAACTCTTGATATGGTTCTCAATACAGGTTCATTGATTCAATTTAGATTTACTAAAAGGAATGGTAAATTGTATATTGATTATGATCCAGCAATGTTAACCAAAGATAAAATTCTTATCATTGAATGTTATAGAGCTTTAGACCCAACAAACCTCGCAAAGATATGGAATGACTTTTGGTTGAAGAGGTATACGACTGCTCTCTTCAAACGTCAGTGGGGTCAGAACCTTATCAAGTTCAATAACGTTCAGTTACCTGGCGGTGTGGCACTTAATGGTCGTCAGATCTACGAAGATGCTATTGCAGAGATCAGAGACATTGAAGATAAAATGTTAACTGATTACGAACTACCACCACTTGACGCAATCGGATAATGGCAAAAAGTCAATACTTTCCCCAGTATGGTGGAAGAACATCAGAACAAACTTTAGTTCAAGATCTTGTAGACGAACAGATTAAACTGTTTGGTCAGGATGTTTACTATGTTCCAAAAACAATGTTGATTGATAAAACACTCAACGATGTTGTTCTACAAAAATTTGAGGATAATGTATTGATTGAAATGATGTTGATTAATGTTGAAGGATTTGGTGGTGCTGGTGCAGTTGCAATGTCTAAGTTTGGTCTCAGTTTAACAGATGAGATTACATATGCAGTATCAAAAAGACGTTGGATTAACTATGTAGAAACTCAGATTGATACAGTAGTTCCAGATAGACCAAATGAAGGTGATTTGCTTTATGTGCCGATGACTAAGAATCTTTATGAAATAAAATATGTGGAAAGAGAAGTTCCATTCTATCAGTTAGGTAAGAACTATATCTTTTCATTAACCTGTGAACTGATGCAACATGCAGATAACTATTTTGACACAGGTAATGATGATATTGATAATCTAAATCAAGAAGGTTATGTATTCCCAGTTATAGTGAAGGTTGGTGGAACTGGAACATTTGCACTTGGCGAAGAAGTCAGGCAAACGTATACAGTTGACGGTTCTCCAGTTACAACAAAAGCAACTGTATCTGAGTGGGTTCCTTCTACACGTAAACTTCGTTTAACATATATAAATGGAGTATTAAAACCAAACATTGCTTTGGTAGGACAAAATAGTGCTGCCTCGTGGATTGTAGATACATTCTCCACGATTGATATTGATATTGATGATTATAATAATGATCAAAACAAAATCATGGAAACAAAAGCAGATGCTATTCTTGACTTCACAGAAGGCAATCCATTTGGTGAGTATGGAGATATGGGAGTATTCTAATGTTAGGCAATCACTTTTATCACGAGATTATTAAAAAAAATGTAAAGGCATTTGGAACAATTTTTAACAATGTTCAGATTGAAAAAAAAGATCCCGAAACTGGTGCGGTCATTCGTCAAGAAAAGGTAGCACTAGCATATGGTCCTAAGAGTAAGTTCCTTGCTCGCTTAGATCAAGATCCAAGCACTGAACGTAAAGTCAGCATTACAATGCCTCGTATCTCTTTTGAGATGACTGGTATTACTTACGATTCTTCTAGGAAGACTTCTCCCATTCAAAAGTATTTGAAAAAAGATAATGCTGATGCAGTAAGTGTTCAGTATATGCCTGTTCCTTACAATCTTGAATTTGAACTTGGAATTTTATCTAGAAATCAAGATGATGCTCTACAGATTCTTGAGCAAATTTTACCATACTTCCAACCATCTTTTAATGTAACTATTAATCTTATTCCAGAAATGGATGAGAAAAAAGATTTACCAATTATCTTAAACAATATAAATTATGAAGATGATTATGAAGATGATATGATGCGTAGAAGAGCTATTATCTATACATTATCATTTACATTAAAAACTTATATGTATGGTCCCGTGACAGATGCCCAAATCATTCGTAAAGCAACAGTATTTGAAACTCTTGGAGACTTCCAACAGCATAGAAGATCTGTTAGATATGATGTTACTCCAAAAGCACTCACGGATCAAGATGGTGATAATGATGTTGACACAGCAGATGATGCACTGTTAATGCCAGACGATGACTTTGGATTCAATGAAGGTATCACACTACTATGAACGAGTTTGAAAAGAACATGGAAGAAATCTTCGATATTGATATTGCACCCTTAGAAAAAACTACGGAAATGATTACACGAGCAAATAGTGAAGTATCTGTTGATGCTAATAAAGATTATGAATATACCAGAGGTCAATTATACACTCTCATATCACAGGGTCAAGAGGCGGTACAAGGCGCCTTAGAGGTTGCTCAGGAGAGCGGACACCCCAGAGCGTATGAAGTCGCTGTGAACGCTATGAAACAGGTCTCAGACATGACCGACAAGCTCATAGACCTTCAGCATAAAATGAAAAATCTCGGCAAGGAAGATAAGAAGTCATCTCCAACTACCGTCAATAATACAATGTTTATCGGCACAACGGCAGACCTCCAAAAGATGATTAAAGATGCTGCAAAGAATAAATAGAAAATAAACGGTAAGTAATTATGAGATTAAAAATTTTAGGAACGGAAGTAGCACTCCCAACTACATCAGGTGGAGCAACCACTGTTGGTGAAGCAGTAGAAGTTCGTTTAATACACGATGCTCAAAGTAACACGACCCATCTAGTAACAATTACCGACGGAGCAGCATCGCCAGCAACAGTAGCAAGTTTTAGTATAGCTCCTGGTCAATCATTAGTTATCAGAAAATTGCCTACTCAAAAAATCTATGCTGCAAACAATGACATAAGAGCAGTGGCAGTTTCATATCAATCATGAAAACATTTGCCGAGTTACGAGAGCATCTCAAC